GCGGGTACGCCTGCCATCGTTTTAAAGGATGGCGGAGCCAGTGGCACGGTCAGGCTACAACTTGACCTTCAAACAAGTGACACTTTTTCAGTCAACATTCCAGATGACGGCATTCGTTTCGATACAGACCTGTATATAGACGAAACCGCTTTGGATAGCGTGACTGTCTTCTTGTCATAACAGGAGGCTCGAATGGCTCGTGAAGTTAGTTCCATATCAAGAGTAGGGACTTCGGAGCCGTTTGAGCTTCAAATTGCCCGAGGCCAAATAACGTACCATTCTGTACGAAATATTTTTGGTTTTAATGCATCCATAGGAACTTCGTATAGAACGCCGTGGGAGCTTGCTAATACAAATGCGTTGCCGTTGATTAGCCCTGCGGCTCAGTTAGACGTAGCAAGTAGTGATGCGGGGGATACGACGCAGGTTGTTCGTTTAATTGGGCTTGATGCAGATTATAACATCATAGCTGAAAATATCAGCTTAAATGGTACAACCACAGTTACAACCACAAACAGTTTTAAGGCTATTAACGATTTTATTACACTATCAGGTAATTGTGCGGGTAATGTGACCGCTAAAATTTCCACAGTAGTGTATGCACAAATAAACGCTGGAACAGGCAGAAATCAAGCGGCTATATTTACCGTACCCGCGGGTTACTCTTTTTACTTAGCGCGTATTGACGCTTTTTCTGCGACAGCCACCGGCGCAAGTAAGTATATAACTTTCCTAAATAAAAACACCTTCAGTGATGGGCGCATTTTTAATGTGGCAGAAACTACGTTTGCTCAACGAATGGACATACAAAGAGTTCTCCCGTTTAAAGTTTCGGAAAAAACAACTTTGGAATTTCAAGCCAAAGTTAATAGCACTACAGCGGAAGTAGGTATTTTTGGCGAGGGTTATTTAGTTCAGGAGATCCCATAATGGCTGAACGCAGAAAAGCCAAAATGCCTGCTCGGAACAAAAAGAATTTCCGGTCCACAGCTAGTGGCGCGGGAATGACTAAGGCCGGAGTGGCTGCGTATAGACGCGCAAATCCCGGCTCAAAGTTAAAGACCGCTGTAACTGGTAAGGTCAAAAAAGGTAGTAAGGACGCAAAGCGTCGTAAGTCGTTCTGCGCTCGTAGCGCGGGTCAAATGAAAAAGTTCCCCAAAGCGGCAAAAAATCCCAATAGCCGTTTAAGACAAGCTCGTAGAAGATGGAAATGTTAAAATGCAAGCTGATGATGTGCTAAAACTTTTAGAAAAGCATGAAGAAGAGTGTAACCGCCGTTACGCGCATATTCAAAATCAATTAGACAAGCTGGATTTACGGCTTTGGGGTATTGCTGCTTTAATAATTGCAGCGGCGGTTGCTGAAAGGTTTATATAATGGCCTATTCCAGAAAGTCAAAAAGCGCTTCCTCGAAATCAAAAGGTAGCAAAATTTGCCCGGAAGGTAAGGCTTGGGCACAGCGCACCTTTGATACATACCCGTCAGCTTATGCAAACTTGGCGGCTTCAAAATATTGTAAAGACCCTAATTATGCTAAAAAAGCCAAAGGCGGCGAAAGAAAGGGCAAATAATGGGTAAGTTACAGGAGTGGGTAGATGAAGAGTGGGTCAGAATTGATAGCAGCGGCAATATCGCGGGCCCGTGTGGCACGTCAAAAAATAAGCGTAACCCTGACCGTTGCCTGCCTAGACGTAAGGCTCAACGCCTTAGTAAGGCGGAACGCGCTGCAACAGCGCGTAAAAAGAAGCGTGAGGGAGCTAAAGGAAAGCAAGTTGTGGCAAACACTAAGGCTGCAAAAGTTACTAAAATGGCTAACGGAGGAGTTGCCGGGTATAATACGTCGGCTAAAAGACCATTTACGGGGCCAAAAGTAAGGGGGACAGCAGTTGCGCGGGGATGCGGAAGAGTTATGGAAAATCGCCGTAAAAGAACTAAAGGATCGGTGTCGCAAGCATGAATAATATGCGGTTTTACGTAGATAATGAGCAAGAGATCTGTAAGGAAATAATAGCTTGGTCAGCTTATACATTACAAAAGCCCAATCCGTATTATAACGGATTGCCCCCATGCCCGTTTGCTCAAAAAGCGTGGGAAGACGACAAGGTTATAATTCTATTTAAGTATGACAAAAATTTTCAGGTTTTATACAGCACAATTTCGCAGTGGGAGGACCAATTTGATTTAGTTATCATCGTGGACAAAGCTTTTAAAGAAAATCCCGATGATTTCCACGACTACTTAGACCAGATGAATGAGGCTATATCTGGGGGAGTTTTTATTGATAAAGACATTTGGCTAATGGGCTTTCATCCCCACGATGAGCAAAATGATTTTATTGATGATAGCAGCTTTATGCAATTGGTAGAAGACGAGTATGCTCTAATTTTTGTTCAGCGCTTAAGTAAAGTACAAGAATCAGCAGACAAATTGGCTAAAAAAGGATATTATGACAACTATCTAGCGGAATATGACGCGGAAGAACTTTTTGAAAAACGTGCCGAGCTTTACAGGAGATTAAAAAATGGCGATGAAACCACGTAAAATGATGAAAAAGGGCGGTGCCGTAAAGAAGATGCGCGGTGGTGGCATGGTAAAGAAGATGCGCGGCGGCGGAATGGTAAAGAAGATGCGCGGCGGCGGAATGGTAAAGAAGAAGTAAGATGACTACTTCCGGTAGCAAAAATTTTGAACTGGATGTCTCTGATTATATAGAAGAGGCTTTTGAACGCTGTGGGCTAGAGGTTCGTACAGGGTATGACCTCAAAACCGCAAAGCGCTCTTTAAACCTTATGTTGGCAGAGTGGGCTAACCGCGGGCTTAACCAGTGGACAATAAAAAGACGGTCGGAAACCATGGTTTCCGGCACGTCGGCTTATTCTGTGAGTGACGATGTTATTGATATTTTATCGGTAGTAATTCAAAGAAGCGGCACGGATTATAGCTTAGACAGGATTAGTAGGGACACGCATTTGTCTATCCCTAATAAAACAACTTCTGGTCGCCCCAGCCAGTTCTTTTTAGACCGTCAAATAACACCTTCTTTAAAACTGTGGCCTGTTCCGGACAATAGCACAGACGTAGTTTACTACGACGCGCTGGTTAGAATGGATGACGCGGATAGCGCCCTAAATACTATGGAAGTGCCGTTTAGGCTTTATCCGTGTTTAGCTGCTGGCCTTGCTTATTATATTTCTATTAAAAGAGCGCCTAACAGGGTACAACTTTTAAAAGCTATGTATGAAGAGGAGTTTGAAAGAGCAATGGCGGAAGACCGGGATCGTGCGTCTTTCAATGTTGTTCCTCAATTTGATTATTTTAGGGTCGGTTGATGTCTAAGTTCGCTGTTGGTAAAAACGCTTTTTTTACGTCAGACCGTTCGGGGATGCGCTATCGGTATGAAGATATGCGTAAAGAGTGGAACGGGCTGATTGTAGGAAAAGACGAATATGAACCAAAACACCCGCAGCTTGAGCCTAGAAAGCCGCCTATGGAGCCGCAGGCTTTAAAGGACGCTAGACCAGACAGAACAGAGCCGGAAGTGGCTCGTTTGCTGGGAGTAAACTCCTTTCAGTCTGGTTCTTCCGGTTCCAGCGTTATAACTGTTATAGAGGCCGCCCACGGACGAAGCACGTCTGATGTGGTGCGGTTTCGGACAGTAGAGGGTTTTGATGGTTTTACAAAGGCGGTAATAGAAAATGCGTCGGGTTATACAATCACTGTGGTCACTTCTGACACATATACGTTCACAGCCTCCAGCGGAACCGCAACAACAGGTAATACACGAGGCGGCGGTGAAAATGCGACCGCTGGCCCCGTTACGCTTTCTGCATAGGAGATAACGGATGTCTTTTACATACGGCCAATTAAAAACTGCTATACAGGATTTTACAGAAAATACTGAGACATCTTTTGTAACCAACCTGCCTGTATTCATTCGTGGCGCGGAAGACCGTGTTTTTACTCTGGTTGATCTAGAGCTTTTCCGTAAAAACGCTACTTCGACCCTAACGGCGAGTGACCCTTATTTAAGTGTGCCTAGCGATTATTTGTCTCCTTTTTCTTTACAGATAACAACAGCAGGCAACAAAGAGTTTTTATTAATTAAAGACGTAAACTACGTACAGCAGTTTACAAATGATAAAGGCTCAACAGGGCTTCCAAAATATTATGCCATTTTTGATGTGGATAATTTCTTATTAGGACCCACTCCGGATTCTGCGTATACAGTAGAACTTCATTATTATTATCGTCCAGCCAGCTTGACTGCTGGCGCGGATGGCGGCACATCATGGTTGAGCGAAAACGCCCCAAACGCTCTTCTTTACGGTTCACTCGTGGAAGCATATACTTACATGAAGGGTGAAGCTGATATGATGCAACTGTACGAACAGCGGTTCGCGCAGGAAATTCAACGACTGAAAGATTTGGCAGAGGCCAGAGAAAACAGTGATGCATATAGACGGGGCTTACCAGATAGGCCAAGAACGTAGGAGTTTGTGAAATGGCAACAAGTAACGCGGCAACCACGTATCTGGAAAGACGCATCTTGGACTATCTGTTCAAGAATGACTCTCTTTCCTTCGCTTCGCCCGGCGACAGTATATATGTTGGTTTGGCTACCGCAGTATCAAATGCTGAAAAGGGTAATTTAACCGAGGTAAGTGTAGCATCAGAAGATGCAAACTATGTTCGTCAGCAGATAACTGCGGCTAACTGGAAGCAATCTGTGACTACATTGGGTCAAAACGCTGACGCTTCTCAGACTTCTTTAGCTCTAACAGATGCCGAAGCTTTCCCAACATCCGGGACTGTTTCTATAAATGATGAAATCATCACCTATACCGGCAAAGACACAACGGCAACGGCTAACGTAAATGGCGCGGTTTCAAGCTCTACATCCATTGCTGTAGACGGTGTTTCTGGCACAATTGCTGTGGGCATGGTGGTAACAGGAACAGGTATTTCTGGCACAGTTCGTGTAACTGCTTTTAGCTCCCCTACTGTTACCGTAGACACCGCTGTAACCTTGTCAGATGACGTTGCCCTTACCTTTGATGGCACCAGCATTTTAACAGGGTGTACTCGTGGCACATCTAGCACAACTGCTGCGGCGCATACGGCTGGGGACACAGTTATTTCTGACCAACAGCAAGTCATCAATGATGGAAATGTTGAGTGGTCAGCTTCTAGCGGCATTGCAAGCTATACTGTAACCCACGCCTTTGTTTCAGATGCGGCTATTGGGGTAGCAGTGGTGAATGGAGCTGTGTCTGGCTCTACCAGCGTAGCTTTGGACGGTAATACTGGCGCGACAATCTCTGTTGGTGACATTGTTTATAACACTGGTGCCTCTACTGTTGTTAGGGTAGCTGGTGTGACATCACAGGCATCTATAACATTGGATACTACTGTCACCATAGCGGATGATACAAAGCTCTGGTTTGACGGCGGTAATACAATGTTTATTGGTGAGCTTGATGCAAGCAAGACAATCGCTTCTGGCGATATTTTCCGTATCAACGCAACTAACCTGAGTATTGAGTTGAAGTAATGGCTTTAGTCATCAAAGACCGTGTTAAAGAAACAACATCCACGACAGGCACTGGCACGTTAACTCTTGCTGGTGCCGTTGGTGGTTTTGATGCTTTTACGGAAATAGGTGATGGGAATACAACATATTATTCCTGCACTGACGGCACGGACTTTGAGGTTGGCATAGGAACATACACTGCGTCTGGTACAACCCTGTCCAGAGACACCATATTTGAGAGCACTAGCGATACCGCTACGGCGGACGTAAACGGCGCGGTGTCAGGATCTACCAGCGTAGCCGTAGATGGTAATGTGGGTACGCTTGTAGCGGGTCAAAGGGTGCGTGGAACGGGTATATCAGGGGTTGTTACTATTGCCACTGTTACAGACCAGAATAACATTGTGTTAAGTGAGGCCGTGACATTAGCAGATGACACAGCGCTTACTTTTGGTGACAGCAAGATTGATTGGCCTGCGGGTACTCGTACAATATTTTGTACAATGCCCGGAGAAAAGATGATTTATAACGATGCGTCAGGCACACCTGTAAACTTTACAGATAACAGTTTGGCTTTCGCTATAGCGTTAGGATGAAGATATGGCAAACGCATTTAAAACATTTACCGCTCAAAACATAGATACATCGAGTACAGGCAAAACAACTATATACACTTGCCCAGCATCGACAGAAACAACCATTATTGGTTTGAACATTGCCAACATTCTAACGAGCTCAATTACTGTCACTGTCGAATTTGTAGACGGAGGGACCACTATAACGCACCTTGTTAAGGATGCTATTGTGCCCGTTGGCTCTTCTCTCGTGGTTGCTGGTGGCGACCAAAAGATTGTTATGAACGCGACAGACATCCTGAAAGTATATGCTTCTCAGGACAATTCCTGTGATGCGGTCTTATCTGTACTGGAGATTACCTGATGGCTGAGAGTGAAGTAGGCAACAACCAGATTAGTAGTGTTGCCGCATCTAAATTAACTGGTGCATTGCCAGCTATTGATGGCTCTGCTTTGACAGGTATAGTAAGAACAGGTACATTCACTCCTGAATATTCCTCAACTACGGCAACCGACCCTACCGTAGGAATTTTAAGTGGGACTTATGTAAATCAAATAGGTGAATATGTTAGAATAGGTAATTTAGTACACGCTGATATTACAATAACTTCACCTACTGGCACTGCAAGTTATACAAATGGCGGAGCATCAGGACAAAACCTGACCATAGTTGGATTACCGTTTACAGTAAAAAATCTTACAGATTACAATGCATCTGCTACGGTTAGTTATTTTACTAACTATTCTGCTTGGGCTGCTGGTTACACTCCTATGGGATATGCTGCTTATAACACAAAAATAATTAATATGGGTTTTCCAGTTGCTGGAACTTTTAATGTCGCTACTACTAATGCGGTCGTAACAAATGGCACCGCAACGACCATTTTACACATAACTTACCAAACAGATGATGCATAAGGGGTTTTAGGATGTCATACATAGGCTCTTCTCCTGCCACATCACCAGCAGTACCCACCAGCCAGAGCTTCAATGGTGACGGCTCTACAACTGTATTTACCTTAAATAAGTCTGTAGATGTTAGTGAAGAGCTAGAGGTGTTCGTAAACAACGTCCAGCAGGAGCCCGGCTCTGGAAAGGCTTATACCGCCAGCGGTACAACTCTGACGTTTTCTTCTGCGCCTTCCTCTGGAACAGGTAACGTGTATGTAATTTATCGTGGGTATGCCGAGCGCACGGTTAGAATTGAACTGGATAATACTTCTTCTTTTACTGCAAGCACGGCTAATATTACTTCTTCTTTAAATACAGCGACAATTAAGGACAGTAGCGGCACGAATAATGCGATGACTATTGATAGCACTGGTCGTATTTTTACACCAGCTAGACCAGCATTTTCTGTTGCACAAGTTGAAGCGAGTGTTATTGCGGCTCAAACTGGTCAACATACTTTTAATACTGTTGACACTAATGTTGGCTCATATTGGAGCACTTCAAATAATAGATTTGAAGCTCCTGTAAACGGTTTCTATCATTTTGCGTTTTCTGGACTTGGGTGTAATTCAACGGGAGGCGGGATAGCGGCCAATGTGTCTGGTAAGGTTAATATAGAAAAATCTACAGACAGTGGTAGTAGCTGGTCTGAAATTTCACATGGTTACGGGTATGTAGCAAGTTCTGTCCATTACCCAAATGTTTCTTCTGCTTGTAGTGTTACATTAAATTCTGGTGACTATGTACGACTGTTTGTAGAAATCAGTTATGTTTATGCAGGCACAGCTGCTTCAGGATACAATCCAAGATTTAGCGGCTTTTTAGTAGGTTAATAAAATGTCAACATTATATGTAGATACAATAAATGAGAAGACCGTAAATAACGGGGTGTATATTCCAGACCATGTATTACAGGTGGTTCAAGGCACTGTTGGCTCAACTACTTCAGGCGCTACGGGTCTTGGAACTAATATTTTTGCTGACAGCGGGCTACAGGCAAACATTACGCCCTCAAGCACCTCTTCAAAAATTTTGATAAACTATCAGGTTTTCATGGGTACTAGTGGTTCGGCTTATAATGCAAAATCAAGAATTGTGAGAGACTCCACTCCCGTAGGATTGGGAACTCAAGAAGGCACTAGAGGCGTTGCTTCAGCTACAGTAAACACCTATGATTCAACCTTTGGGACTTATCACATGTCGCAGCAGGGAATATCTTTTTTAGACGAGCCTGCTACTACAAGTCAGATTACTTACAAAATACAAGTTGCCGCATATAACGGTATAACTTGGTATTTAAATAGAAGCCCGACTTTTCAAGACGGTGGAACGCAAGGTTATGACTCAATTCCCTTGTCTGTTGTTACATTAATGGAGATAGGTGCATGACCAGTATATTAAAAGTCTCCGCAATCCAAGACCCGACAAACTCGAATACCGCTTTGTCTATTGACAGCAGTGGACAAGTTGCTTTGCCTAACATCCCATACGCACGGGTTAATGTGAATACAGCGACAACAGTTACTCCGCCTGCAACTGTGCCTTTTGATACCGTGCTAGGTTCTAACGGCATAGTTTGGAACACAACTAATTATACATTTACCGTTCCTATAACTGGTCTTTACAATTTTTCTGGGGCAGTTAGGTTTAATGCAGACCGGCTTTTTGCATATTGGGGTGTAGTAGAAGATGCTACTACTACTTATGTTCAAGATGCTAAACTAATTCTTGCTACTGGTGAAGCTAGTGCAGGGCTTACTACCCCAATAGGGAGTTGTTTACTCCCCTTAACTGCGGGTACAGATTACAGCATTTTATGTCAGGACTCTTTATTAGCCGCAGTTGCTATTGGCGGAGGACAGACTTGGATGGATATTCATTTAGTAGGTTAAGAAAATGGCATATATAGGAATTGACCCAAATGTAGGCGACATAACCTTCCAGACCTTTACCGGAGATGGAAGCACTACAGATTTTACACTAGCTCAATCTGTTGCTGGTGGAGAGGCCATTCTTGTCACTATTGGTAACGTGGTTCAGGAGCCGGGTGCCTCTGCCTCTTACGTTGCATACGCCACTACACTACAATTTGGAACCGCCCCTGCTAGTGGTGACATAATAACTGTTCGCTATTTTGGTCGCGCTATTGACCAGCCTCTGTCTTATGGAATGCAGTTATTTAAGTATGTAGCGACTGCCAGCCAGACCGTGTTTACTGGCGCAGACAATAACGGCGCTATCTTGGCGTTTTCTGGTAATGATATAGATATCTATTTAAACGGAGTGCATCTTGATAGAACAGACTATACTCCGACTAACGGCGACACAATTACTTTAGCGACAGGCGCGGCTTTAAATGATGAATTAGTCATCAGAGCCTTTCGCGCTTTTAGTGTAACTGATACAGTGAGCAAAGCCTCTGGCGGAGCGTTTGCTGCCGAGATTACTGCGCCGCAGTTTCAGACCACCAACACTACCGTTGATACAGCGGTGTTTCGCACAAATGGGCAGACAGTAGATGAGGACACGACTATTGCCTCAACTAAAAATGCGCTGGCTATTGGCCCGTTGACTATTGACACGACTACCACCATTACCGTTGACGGTAATTTGACTATATTGTGAGGCAGGCATGGCTTCGATATTAAATGTAGACCAGATTAACAACGCCGCAGGGACAACCGCGCTAAAGATTGATAGCGATGGAGTGGTGTACAACCCCCAAAAGCCTTTTGTTTCTGTTCAAATGGACGGAACGCTTGGGTATCTATCTCATGCTGCTGGCGATGCTATAAAGTTTAGCGCAGTATACAGCGGAGATGCAACTTTATACAATACCACAACATATAAGTTTACCTGTCCTGTGGACGGTATTTATTTAGCTACCTATCAAGTTATTGTTGCAAGCGCAACAGATTATGCGATTTCTTTGTATAAAAATAGCACTCGGATTAATCTAGGTTTCCAATCAGGTAGGGGTAATGCAAACACAGATGTAGTTCCCTGCTCTGCGGGAGACGAATTATATTGGGTGAGCTATAGCGCATTAGCTTACTATCAGGGCACTGGAGACTCTAGGTATTCTTGGGGAAGTTACGCTTTAATAGGTTAAGAAAATGGCATCAGTATCAGACGCAATTACAGCATTAAATCCAAGCCTTAGTTGGGTTCTTCGCGGGGAGCCAACCAATGCCGTTGAGTTCAACAATATGTTTTCTGCTATTGTTGGTGCAGATGAGCATGGCTCTGCCGTTGAGTCCAGAGAGGTTAGCGATTGGCAAGGGATTACATGGAACGCGGTTGAAGAAAAATTAGCGGAGATTAGAGCGGCAGAGCCGTTAAAGCTACTGCGCGAAGAGCGTAATCGCCGCATTGCTGAAACAGATTGGTGGGCTTCGGCAGATTTAACTATGACCGCAGAGCAAACTGCTTATCGTCAGGCGCTGCGGGATATTACAGACAGCTATACGTCCCTTGATGATGTTGTCTGGCCTACAAAACCTTCGGAGTAAGATTATGGCAGTGTCAAAAATACAATCCGAAAGCATGAATCTTGCAGACAATTATGCCTTCACAGGGGATATAACTGGCGCAGGCAGTCTTATACATCTCGGCACAACTACTGTGACCTCCTCAGATGCGGCATCGTCCATTGATTTTACAAATATGGACTCAACACTTTACACTAACTATTTGCTAAAGTTTAGAGGTTTGCCTGCCGTAGATTCGGGGTTTTTGTATTATTATTTCTTGGATGATGCTGGGTCAGCAATTACAGGAACTAATTACTACCAGTATGGTAGCTCACTATACTCTTATGGCAGAATAACAAATGCCAGTGTTGGTGCGGTGGGAACAGATGAAATAGGATTGTACTGCACCTGTTATATAAGCACCAAAACAAGCGACTCTAACACAGACATAGCCCCTAGCGTTCATTCAGCCTTTGGCTATGTTAATGTTGCTGGTTCAGCCTCTGACAGCGATACTTTTTCGCACAAACATCCAGCTTTTGATAAAACTCAACCTGAAGGAATAAGTTTATATTGGGACAACGGAAACTTTGGCAACGCGCAAGTTGCGCTTTACGCATACTCTAATTCAGCGTGGACATAAAGATGCCTAACTATAAAGTTGTAAATGGTGTAAAAAGAGCGCTTACAGAACAAGAGCAGGCTCTTCTTGACCAGAGAAAAGCCACATGGCTTGCGGAAAAGCCTAGCAATGACCTTGCTATGCTTCGTGCAGAGCGTGACCAGCTACTTGCTGAAACAGACTATTTAGCATTGTCTGACAATACTATGACAGACGCTATGGCGTCATATCGTCAGGCATTGCGTGACATTACCAACACATACACCTCTCTTGATGATGTGGTGTGGCCTACAAAACCGCAGGAGTAGTCTATGAGTAACGCCCGTAATCTTGCTAATCTGTTAGGCACAAGCACCACAATTCCATCTGGTAAAGTTGTGTCGGCAAGTTTGCCTACTGGAACTATTCTTCAGGTCAAACAAGGCGAAGATAACACTGAGGTTCTACACACTACGGGAACATGGGCTGATACGAACCTTTCTGTGAGCATCACGCCTATATCGACATCGAGCGATATATTAATTCTGATTAATCAAAGTTGCTACAGAACTGGGTCTGGTGGTGGAGCTTTGAGAATTATGAGAGATTCAACCGCTGTTTTTCAAGATAGCCAAGTCTATCAATGTTTTGGGAATGAAGCGAGTAATCGTCTGTTTCATAATATGCAATATTTGGATAGTCCAAGCACTACATCTGCAATCACTTACAAAACGCAAGGTATTGAACACTCTGGCGATTTTCGCACAAATCAAGGTGGCTTTTTTTATAGCAGAATTACTGTTATGGAAATTGCAGGCTGATGTTAGGCCAGAACGCCATATCGGAAAAAGCTTTAGCGGATGACGGGGTTCTTTTACTTCCGTCATCTTCGCTTATTAGTAGCTTTACCGCTTCGCAGGCGGGTACATTTATAGGCATAACCGCCGCAGAAATGTCCGCTATTGCGATTAAGCTGAATGTTGGCGTTAATGTTTTGGTTGGCCTAATCGAGGCTTCTGCAAACTTTACTCTAAGTTCTGAGCTAACACGGTTCGCAACAGGCATATCAGCTCAAGTAATAAGCACCACACAAAGCACAACTGCAAACAATGTTTTCTCTGGTGTGTCAGAGCAGGACTTTAATTTCACGCAATCTACAGCCGCTGCCATACTAATAAGCGGTGTTTCGCAGATGGATTTTGACACAATCCAATCCGCTTTAGCTAACGCTATTCGTGCAGGCGTATCTGAACAAAGCTTTGAGTTTATACAATCGGCTCTAGGCTCGATATTGATTGACGGTGCTAGTGAGTTAAATTTCTCCTTTATAGCTGACATAACCTCAAGCGCCGTACTTATTTCTGGGCAAACAGAGATTGTATCTTTATTTGTACAAAGCACGTTTGGTGAGTTATTATGGGTAAAAATTGACCCGAACTCAGGCACAATTGAGTCTTGGACGCCGATTACTCATACCGGCGATACATGGGCCGTCATGACGCATAGCGGGGATTCGTGGACAGAAATTACGCATAGCGGGGATTCGTGGACAGAAATCAACGCAGGTGGTATAGTAAACACGTGGACAAATAAGGTGGTTTAAATGGCTAGTACATATACAGCTAACTCTGGTATTGAGCTGATAACCCAAGGCGAGAAATCTGGAACTTGGGGGGATACAACTAACAATAACCTCAAAATTATTGATCGTAACATCAATCAGCAACTAAGCTTAGACTTATCTAGCTATGGGGGCTCTACCTATACCTTAACCACAACGGATGGCGCTCTTTCAGAGGGTCAGTATGCCTTGTTGTCTTTAGAAGGTTCCCCTTCAGGCGCGGTAACAATAGACATAGACCCAGACGGCCAGCAGAAAATATTTTTTGTGGCAAACAGTTGCGGTCAAACAGTGACCTTCCAACAGGGGGACGGTACAGGCGGTACGAGTAGTGTGGCAGACGGTAGTTCCGCTATAATATATAGCGATGGCGCAGGAACTGGCGCTCAAGTGTCTCAAATAAGTTTTGGCATTCTCACCAGCTTAAATGTATCCGGTGCGGCTACTTTGGCGGGTGCAAACACTTTATCAGGCGCAACCACCATATCAGGTGCTCTTACTGTATCTGGCGACATCACCATAGATGGATATCACCCAACAGGAACCTCTAATATCGCTTGGGGTGCAACCGCTTTAGACGCCATAATCTCTGGAGCAGAATATAATATAGCTTTAGGCTCTGGTGCGTTAACTGACCTGACTGATGGCGATTACAACATAGCTCTTGGCTACAACTCTGGTCAGAACCTAACAACTGGTACCGACAACATAATCATGGGGCAAAACAGCGCTCAAAATATAACAACGAACTCAACAAGCAATATTTCTTTGGGTAAAAACGCTTTGTCTGACACAACGAACGCCGTTGATTATTGCGTTGCCGTAGGTGAACAAGCTCTAAAGAAAAACGAAGCCGATAATAATATTGGGATAGGTTATAAAGCTAACTTCTGCTACGGAGGTAGCGCTTCTAGCTATCAGCACAATATTGGAATTGGTGTTCAAAGTTTTGGTGGCGTATCCACCACCCTAGGTTCTGTAGTAAGCCAGTCTGGGAATATCGCCATTGGCTACCAAGCTTTCGGTAAAATATTTCAGGGTGACGACAATATCGCCATTGGCTACCAAGCTGGTCTTGGTGGGACGCAAGGGTTAAATGGCAGCAATAATGTCTTTGTTGGTCCTAGATCGGGCTATTCTATAGAAAACTTTTCCAGTAACAACACAGCGGTTGGAGCAGAAGCTTTAGAGGATGTAACTACTGGTGACAACAATGTTTGTATCGGCTACCAAGCTGGCACAAGCTCTTCACCATCAGGCTCACTGACAACAGACAATAATACTGTTTGTATAGGTAATAGCAGTATAACAGATGCCCATATTCAAGTGTCATGGACTGTTGCTTCAGACATTAGAGACAAAACAAATGTTGGTGAAGTTCCGCTTGGTTTAGAGTTTTTGTCTCAAGTAAACCCCATATCTTATCAGTTTAAAGAATCAAGAGATTCTGATGAGGCTGTGGGGAAAGTTATTTATGGATACAGCGCACAAGACATTTTGGCGGCTGAAGGCAGTGAATCAGTTATTGTTGATGCGTCTGACTCAGAGCATTTAAAAATGACAAGTGACAAGCTTATACCTGTTTTGCATAACGCCATATTAGAATTAAAAGCTGAAAACGAGGCGCTAAAAGCTAGACTTGATGCTGCTGGAATTTAAGGGTGAGCCGTCATGCCGTTGACAAAACTCCAGTTCAAACCGGGCATTAATAGAGAAATAACCTCTTACTCTAACGAGGGTGGCTGGCGCGATTGTGATAAGGTACGTTTTCGTTTCGGATTCCCCGAAAAGATGGGCGGTTGGCAAAAATATACGGGAGCGGCATATTTAGGATCGGCCCGTGCTCTGCACAATTGGATCGCTCTGGACGGCTCTGATTATTTAGGGATAGGCACTCATTTAAAATACTACATAGAAGAGGGCACAGCGGTCAGCGACATTACGCCTGTCCGCAACACAACCGCTTTAGGGGAAGTTACTTTTGCGGCGGTTACTTCTTCCCCATTCAGCAACATTGTGACAGTTACAGACCCCGACCACGGCGCTCAACAGAATGACTTTGTTACCTTCTCTGGGGCAGAAAGTTTGGGTGGTGCGGTAACAGCGGCGATATTAAACGCTGAACACCAGATTACTAGAATTGTAGATGCGGACACTTACGAAATCACAGTTAGTGTTACATCTACTGCGAGTGATACCGGTAATGGCGGTAATGGCGTAGGCACCGTAACGGTTTCTGGAACAGCGGTGGGTGCTTCAGGCGTTGATACGGTAACCGTTGGAACAAGTGGCACGGGGGTAGGGCTTTTATTTTTTACGGTTCCCAGCAGCACTGGGGTAGGAAACTTTACTCTTTCCGGGGTTAGCGCCGGAACCGCTACGCACACAGGCATAGTGCAGACGAGTACAAGTGGTTCTGGCACAAGCGCAGAGTTTACCGTAGTCACAGACGGGGCTGGGGGGTATTCCGTTAGCGTAACTACTGTTGGTTCTGGCTACGCTGTTGGCGACACTATTCTAATAGAAGGTCAGAATATTGGTGGCGCACAAGGCACCAACGACTTGACCCTGACCATAACGGCTTTAGCGGGTTCTTCTGTTGGTTCTACGACCCATACCGGCGTTACCCAAACCAGCACAAGCGGTTCTGGTACCGGCGCTCAGTTTAGTATCACTACTGACGGCGATGGGGGATACAGCGCGGTTATCACTACGGTGGGTTCGGGTTATGCTGTAAGTGACACTATTACCATAGCGGGGACAAGCATAGGTGGCGCAACCCCCGCAAACGATTTAGTTCTAACCGTAACTCAGCTTTCTGGCTCATCTATCGGGCAAGCTACTTACACTGGCGTAACTCAGACGAGTACAAGCGGTTCCGGAACCGGTGCCGAGTTTACCGTAGTTACAGACGGTCTTGGGGGTTACACCGCCGTAGCGACGGCTATCGGGTCGGGCTACACGGTCAGTGACACTATTACCATAGCGGGGACAAGCGTAGGCGGTAGCACCCCGGCAAACGATTTAGTTTTGACAATCACCGCTCTGGTTTCCGTTGCATATACTAACGTGCCGCAAGATAGCACCAGCGGCTCCGGTACAGGGGCTACCTTTACTGTAGTAAGAGACGGTTCAGGGAACTACACTGTGTCAAGTGTTGGAGCTATTGGTTCGGGATACGCGATCAGCGATACTATAACCATTGACGGTGACAATTTAGGTGGAACAACTCCAGCCAATGACTTAACCCTGACTGTAGCAACACTTAGCCACCCTACAATAGCAAACTATCAGCTAAATGTGGGTTTGGATAGCGGCGTTGGCGGAACAGGTTGGGGCTCTGGTTTATGGGGCGGCACAACTACGACCGCTTTGCAGACCACCCTAAACGAAGGGGGCACCTTAACCCCTATTGACACAGATATCACCGTCACTAGCGCCAGTGGTATTTCAGCTAGCGACGTTATCCTAATAGATAGTGAGCTTATCCTTGTCGGGGCCGTGTCCACAAACACTTTGACAGGGTGCACAAGAGGGCATTCAGGCACAACCGCGGCTTCGCATACAGATGGCACAACCGTGTATCTTGCCGTAGGTAACTCTGACCCAGCATCAGACTTTACTGGATGGGGCGATGCGGCGGCAGGCGGGGTATCTGTAACCAGCCAGATTAGGCTCTGGTCGCACGACAATTTTGGGGAAGACCTGCTTATCAATCCGCGGGACGCGGGCATCTATTACTGGGATAAGACCACCACCTTAAATGCGAGAGCGGTTAACCTAAACACCCGCTCTGGGACAAAAACCAGTGTCCCTACAAGCTGTAAGCAGGTTTTAGTTTCTGATAGAGACAGGCACGTAATCGCATTTGGTGCAGATGACGTTAACACTAGCGCCACTGCGGTGGACGGCAACGGCTTGCAGGACCCCCTATTAATCCGGTTTTCTAATCAGGAAGACGCTCTACAGTGGTTCCCAACTGCCACAAATACCGCCGGGACTTTGCGTTTAGGGGCGGGGTCCACGTTTGTTCAAGCGGTAGAGACAAAGCGTGAAATCCTAATTTGGACTGACACAGCGCTGACTTCGATGCGTTTTATCGGGCCGCCCTTTACGTTTGGTCTTCAGCAGCTCTCATCTAACATAACTATTATGAGCCCTAATGCGGCGTTATCCACAGAGGACTTTGTTTTCTGGATGGGTATAGATACGTTCTACATATATGACGGGCGTACACAGACCCTACCCTGCACCGTTAAGGATAAAGTGTTTTTAGATTTTAACTTAGAGCAACGCGATAAAGTAGTTTGCGGGGTAAATTCTGAGTTTAGCGAAGTGATATGGTTCTATCCGTCGGCTAATGCGACGGAAAACGACCGGTATGTAACATATAATTACCTCGAAAAAGTATGGTATTTTGGCACGATTGAAAGAACAGCGTGGTTGGACCGCGGCACACGGACCTTCCCGGTGGCGGCTAGCTCTGGGTATATTTATAATCACGAGTTTGGGTATGATGATGACGGGGCAACTATGGACTCGTTTATTGAGTCCTCACCCATTGATATTGGGGATGGGGATAAGTTCACATATATCAAGCGCTTAATCCCGGATATTACGTTTGAGGGGTCTGGCAGTACCAGTTCTCCGCAGGCCACCTTTACCTTAAAGGCTAGAAACTATCCGGGCGCTAGTTTTGATAACACCGACAGCGGGGCAGTAGCTAGGACACAATCTACTCCTGTAGAAAAATATACGAATGAATTAGATTTAAGAGTTCGTGGACGTTCTTTTGCAATTCGTGTAGAATCGGATGCATTAGGATCTAAGTGGAAATTGGGTAGCCCTAGAGTAGATGCAAGAGAAGATGGTAGGCGATAATGTCTAGTAATCAGGTAGCCCCACCAAGACTTCCGGAGCCCACTCAGGAATATTCTCAGTCTTATATGACTGATTTAGTTAGGTCTTTACAGGTCTTCATTGAACAGGAGCGCAACCCCGGAGAGATGCGTGGTACAAAAATAACTCTTACTGATTTGCCCACCTCTCCAACAAATTTAGAAACGGGCTCTTTATATAATGATAATGGCACCGTAAAGATAGTGACTTAATGGACGAACGGTAAAAAACATTGTATATTACGAGTGTAAAGGAAAAGATGGGTATTTAAAATGTCTACAGCCGCCGCAAAAAAGGAAGAGTTCAGCATCCCCTCCGGAGGAATTGCTGACTTTTACATGGAAGACCACGAGATTGAAGCCCTTGAAAGAGAAGAGGCGGAACAGGAATTTGGTTCTTCTGGTATTGCTAACTTTGAGCCAGTTGCGCGCCGCATGGCCTCTTACGGACGCTATGGTGATGACACGGTAGCTCACGTGGAAACAGGTGAGCTTATTGTACCTAAAGCACTCATAGACCAAAACCCTAGATTAAAAGAGTCCATCTTTAATCACCTACGTGATTTGGGCATAGACGACCCAGAGCGGTATGTGGTTGGTTCGGGGGCAAACTCAATCAACCCTGAAACAGGGATGCCTGAGTTCTTTTTGAAGAAGATTTTTAGGGGCATTAAACGGGCGGTATCTGGCGTAGCTAAAGGCGTTAAAAAAGCTGTTAGTAGCGTGGGTAAAGTGCTGAAGAAGGTAGCTCCGACTATTCTTCCTATAGCTCTTGCCTTCACCCCACTAGGCGCAATTTATGGTGCCGCTTTAGGTTCAGGTATTGGTACTCTTATTCAGGGCGGTAGCTTGAAGGACGCCTTTAAGAGCGCTTTGATAGCTGGTGGTACAGGTGCTCTGTTTAAAGGCTTTTCCGGATTAGGCAAGGGCGGCTTTATGAAAAACATCCAGTCTGAGCTGGCTAACCCAATGGCTAGGTTATCTCAAACTGGTAGCGGCATTTCTGACGTAATTAGCGGCAAGGGCTTTGATACCATCACTGGTGGGTTCCAGCCGGATACGGTAACTACCGCAGATGTTGCCCCTGTAGATACCTTAGACCCAACCGGCAAGTATGCGGGTCTGGATCAGGGGACTATGACCGACGCCAGCACCACTTTGCAAACAGGTGCCCCGGTAGAAACAGGGTCAGAGGCAGGGCGCTTCTTAGGGGATAGCGCAGGAGGCTCACGCAGACCGGTGTTTAGAGAAGCCCCCGGCTTCTTTGAGAGCGCAAAAGATGCAGTAACCCCCGGAGGAAAGGGCTTCCTTGAGAGCACTAAAGATATGTTCTTCCCTAGTGGGCAAAGTGCTTCTGAAATTTTCGAGGCTAACCCCGGAATGTCGGTAGCTGATGCTACTGCTCTTGCAGAAAGCTCTGCCCCCGGCTTTATGCGTACCTTTGCTCCGGGCGCCGCGTTAGCAGGCGGGGCGGCTCTAGCAGGCGGCTTCTTTGACAAGCCTGAACCCGACGACCAGCCAGACATTGATGAAATAGCTGGGCCAAGCGGCATGGACGTGTTCCGTGAGAATGAGGAGTTCTATCGTCCAAGCGGGAGCACTAGCGGCCCCGTGATCCGCGGTTCGCAAGGCGACTACGTGGTAGACACCCAATATGGGTATAACAGAGTTATTCCTATTCCGTTATACGCTGATGGTGGTAGCGTCTTCCCACGTCGGGTAGGTGGCATCATGCCTAATGAGGGCCTTCCGGGAAAAGACAGCGTTCGCGCCATGTTAATGCCGGGTGAGTTTGTGATGACCACGGATGCTGTACGGGGTTTAGGCAACGGTAATAATCAAGTCGGCATAAATCGTATGTACGACATGATGCGCGGTCTTGAAGCTCGTGGAAAGGCGATGGCATAATGGCTACCAATACCGAAATTCAAATTATCCGCGAAGATCCCGCGGTAGAAGCCTATCGACTAGGACTATTAGCCGACGCTAAAGACTTAATTGCCCAAGATATAACTCTGCCAATTCAGCAGATAGCGGAAATGTCTGGGCTACAGAAGGCCGCTTTGGATTATGCTGGGCAGGGGTTGGGGTCATATTTGCCCTACTTGCAGAAGGCCGGTGCCGCTTTAGACCCATCTAACATTGGTCAATACATGAACCCTTATCAGCAAGCTGTTCGTGATGAAATAAACCGTTCTTTTGATATGCAGACCCCCGGTGCAGGCGCTAGCGCGGTTGGCGCGGGCGCTTTTGGCGGTGGCCGGGACGCAATACAACGCGCAGAAATCGGTAGAAACAGGGCGCAGGCATTGGCACAGGCGGAAGCGCAGGCATATTTACAGGCTCAAGACGCTCAACGCAAAGCTGCCGCCTCGTATGGTACTATGGCAGAATTGGGGCAAGGTCTGGGACAAAAAGAAGCGTCCTATATATTTGACATGGGACAGCGCCAGCAGTCACAACAGCAGGCCGAGCTTGAGGCAAAACGCCAGAGCGACTTGGCTCAATTGTATGAGCCCTATCAGCGCTACAGCTTCTTGTCAGACATTTATAAGGGGATACCGTCTTCACAGCAAACAATTGCTTCCTCGACTTCTCCTAATGTTTCGCCAGCTCAACAATTTCTAGGTTTAGGTATATCAGGCTTGTCCGCGGCGGCAGGCGCACAGAAAGCGGGGTTATTCGGATGATGAATAGAAACGTCTTACAACGGCAGATGTTTGCCAATGGTGGAGTTGCCCAAGCCGCTCCGGCAATAGCCGCCGCTGGTGCGGCGCAAGCCCCTATGGTGGATTCTGCTTTGGAACAAGCTGGTCAAGTGGCTAACCCTGATGTGGTTCAGCAGATGCTAGCCACCGCGAGTGAAGGATTACAGACCATCGACTCTGCGGAAGACTTTGAGGGTATGATGAACTCCATTCGTGGAGATGAAGCCTCTATAGAAGCCCGTTATGATGAGTTAGCCGCGGTAGTTGGCCCAGAGGACGCGGCCCAAACACCTGAGTCCGTTCTGGCCTTAATTCAGCCTGTTATGATGCTGAACGCCGTTGATCAAGGTATTGGTGAGCTGGCTCAAGCCGAAATGGCCGAGCCCGTTGAAGGGGATATGGCCGGGGGCATTATGTCTACCATACCACAACCAGAACCTGCGCCCATGCCTATGGAGGGGCCGCCCCCTGTAAATTTTAACAAGGGCGGGCTGGTCCGCCGCGGAGACAACCAGCCAGTCAAAATGATGCAGGAAGGTGGGGACCCGTTTGCTCAAGCTGGCCGTCTAGGTGAGCTATATAAGCAGAGAGAGGGTCTTTATACCAGCATCCTTGGCGACCCTACCGCTGATCTTGAAAAGCAGAAAAACCTAACTCAAGCGCAAATGCTGTTTGATATCGCCAACACCGCGTTGACGTTTGCTGCGCCAATGGAAGGAGAGCGCCGTGGCATGAGCCCAGCAGAGCGCTTGGCCTACGCCGCACGGACCACGCAACTTCCCCAGACTATTGGTGCTCGTGCACAAGCACAGCTAGATAAAGAGGCCGCGGCTAAAGCACAGCGGCAGCAGCTCAAGCTGTCTGCTCTTGGTGCCGCAGAAACTGGTTTGGCGGCGGAAGCGAAAGCCGCATCAGAATTGAAAAAACAAGAGCTAATTGGGGCTCAAGATTTAGCTAAACTTGAACTAGGGTCTAAACTAGACACTGCGCGTCAGAGGGCTATAGAAACCTTAAAACAACAAGGGGCCTCTGATCTGGAAACTCAGAAGCAGGCCGGTCGGGTAGCTTTGGAAGGTGTCCAGCAAGAAAATCGGGTAGCTATTGAGAAGCTTGAGCAGTCTGGTAGCACCGCGGATATTGTCTTGGCCGACAAGCTCAAGAAAGAAAACATGGAAATCCAAGCGAACATTGACTTGGGTAAGATGGGCGTAGCTAACGAGTATGACCTTGCCAAGATGGACAAGGCCCATGAGCAGGCAACAGAGCTTAACAACACAAACAACGCTCTGAAAGAAAAGCTGTCCGGTCTGGATAGAGAGCTAGATGAGCGCCGCCTCAAACTCGATACAATTAAGGCCGAGGTTGATCGAGCACAAGGTCAGCGCAAGATTGATCTGCAAGAACAGGCTCTGGCTATGGAAGCCGACATGAATGAGTTTGAAAAAGGCTACAAGAACAGCAAACTGGCTCTTGAAGAGGCGGCGGCGAGACTTACACGGCTGGGCTCGAACACCAATGCGCGGATCACGACCCTCCTTTCTGATACAGAGCGGCTAGCTAAGTATGCTGCGGGCACCTTGGACAAGGATGAAACTCTAGAAATGAACCAAGCCATTGCTTACTACAACGCGCCTAAGACTGCGTGGAGCGAAGAGAAGAAAGATTTTGTTATTGTACCGGGCAACCCGCTATCTAACGAACTACTAAGCTCTATTCAGATGCGTCAAGATAATGGTCTTACCATCCCTAACATCAAGTTTGAAGGTAGGAAATCGGACGAGACTGTAGCTCAGTCTCCTGCACAAGCAAGCTTTGAAAATCAGGTAACTAAAGGGCTTACTGAACCTATGACGGCTTTTGGTTCAATAGCTGCCGGTAAAAACCTAATAAATAATTTGTTTGAATTTGTGACGGCTTCTGCACCGTATAAACCGGAAAAGTCAGCGATCAATGCGGCAAAAACTTTAAACCAGAACTTCTTGCAGGTTTTTCAAAAGTCAGCAGAACTTCGGGAGAGCGTTTTCCAAGCTAAACTTCTTCAAGAGCTTACCCCGTCGCCGACAGCGCTTTTCACAGGGCCAGAAGCTTCCGCGGATAAAATCAATAAAATTGTTGGCATGATTGATAATGCGACCGCCGTATTGCAGAATAAGCTGGATTCGCTTCCCTTAGATAGTAAAGAGTATAAAGACGCCAAAACGTATATCATGCAGATGAACCAGCTAAAAGACGGTTATGGCGTTTTCTTAAACGCTTACAATGCAAAACAGCAGGGGTTTGATAGCGACAATACCTCCGCGGCTCGTAAGATGATATTTGGGAAATAACGCATGGCAGAGCCAATTATTAAATCTGAGCCGGTTAGGTTGACCAAAAGTCAGATAGATGACTTTTACGAGGCTTTTAATGATGCTCCAGAAGGGCCTGACGCTTTTCTGGCAAAAACGCTTGTTGATGAGTTCGCTACTGCGGAGCCTAATATTTTATCCGGGGGTTATAGTGCGCTAAAAAACCCGGACACCTTCATGGAGCACCCGCTCTATAAGGCGTTGGCTGGTCAGGGCCTTAAATACGAACAGCCTATGTCGGATGTTGAGCTAATTAACATCTTTGCGCGGGACGAGGAAGGTCTGCCTTTTGAAGAGGGCACGTTTTTTGGTGGACTGAAGCGTGAAGTTGGTCCTTCTGCTTCTAGCTTGGCCGGTTTTTATGCCGGTGCAAAACTTGGTGCCGCTGCCGTGTCAGGTGTTCCCCCCGTAACCCCTCCTACGATAGCGCTGAAATTTGGGACGCCTCTGGTAACCGGTGTAATCGGGGCGCTTACTGGTTATGAGGCAGGGGAAGCGGCGACTGACTTATTCTTAGGAAAAGAAAAGGCGGTAACTCCGGGAACAAGAGCCGCTTATGAAGCCGGTAAAACCGCCGGTGGCGCGGTGGGCTGGTTGCCGTTACCGTATGTAATCCCAAAAACTGTTTCTTTTGGGGCCACACAATACCTAGACAATGTAATGAACCTAGCTAAACAGCCGGGTCCGCTTACAGCGGAAGCGCTGGCAACTCCCGGTGTAAAACAGGCTATAGGTGGTTTGGGACCATCTAAATACGGGGTGCGTATGCAGGACGGCGTTTTTGTCCCATACCTAAAAGCCCCGGCTGGCGCACAGAAAGGCACCACTCCGGGTTCTACGCGGTTTATTTCTGCCATAGAGCGCCTTTTGGGCCGTACTGGCGAAACCGCTCGTAAGTACCCAATTCCTACTGGTGCTACAGAACTTCTTGCAGGGGCGGGGTCCGCGGCTGGGGCTTATACGGCTGAAACCGCTTATCCGGGTCAGGGCGGAACACGTCTTGCAATGGAAGTTGGTTTTGGTTTTGCTCCCGGCATAGTAGGCTCTACGCTAATAGAAAAAGCGCCTGTTATTAAAAGCGTTTTGGGAGAGGCCCTGTCTAAGTTTAAAAGCGGCGGCCTAAAAGAAGGTTTAAGCGTATTAAAAACATCTCGACAGGCCGCAGGCGTACAGCGGATTATGGATATTCTCGAATCGCAAGGGGAAGATGTTGATACAATTATAGAGCGCTTGGCTTCAGAAGATTTAACTAAAGAGCTTTTTGATGAAGCTGGTCAGCCCATTAAGCTAACTGCGGGTATGAAATCAGAAAGCCCCGCGTTGATGGCTATTGAAATGGCGCTTTCTACAAGTAGCCCCGGATTAGGCCGTGAGCGAAAGCTACAGAACAAAAGAGCGGCCGACGCTCTGCGTAACGTAATCTCAAGTATCATAATGACATCTCGCGGCCCGGAAGGTTCCGGCAATCCAGAAGCTATTAAACTGGCGGCAGGGCTGGCCCAAGACGCTTTTGTTGCTGGTCAAACAGCTAGATTACAGCAGGCCACCGACAACGTGCTTTCTGCGTTTAGCCGGGTGCAAGGCGAAGCCCCGGAGAAGAACGCATTGTTGTCTCAAAGGTTATACGATACAGTTCAAAACCAACTTGAGCTTGCCCGTAGACAAGAACGCAAGCTCTGGAAGGATATTCCGGACAGGGAGATAACAGAGTTTGTAGATGCAGAAGGAAACGCTCTGGACGCTCCTAACTTTATAACAACTTGGCAATCTATTATGCCAAAAACGCCAGAAGCAGCGGCAATCATAAACAACGATTTGCGGCCCCTAGCTTCTTTCGTTGACCGCAAGCTGACTGAATTAGGGATGACGGCTACTGCCGCCCCCTCCACAGCTACCACTTCTCCAGCTAGGCGGAAAGTAGATACGGCTTTTTCTAAAATCACCGGGACAGCTTTTGAGGACAAGTTTAGTAACTTAATGTCTCAAATGTCAGATTTGCCCGCTGATCAGCAGATAAAGCGGTTGAGGGAAGAAGCGTCCAGAAACCGGGGTAAGTTTTCTAGTAAGCGCAGTAAGGACTATGCAAACCTACTAGACGCGCAAGCAGAAATTATACCAGTTGGCCCGAAAGCTGCTCCCGAAGCGGTTAGCCGGGTAGATGAGCTTATTCCAAATATAAATCAGAGCGCTTTAGATTCCTTTAATCAACGGTTAGCTAGAGACGCCAAGACACGTTCTACTGAGGGCCGTCAAGTTCTTCCAGAACAGGACATGATGGACCCAGACGCCTTGCGTAAAATGGCAGATACTAATGATCAGGTTGCTGTTCAAAACGAAGCAATTTATCGCCAAGACCCGGCCAGCGGCCAGCAGTTTGCGGATATGGCGGAGCAGGTGCGGCAGGAGGCTGCTTTACTTAGAGCCAGAGCGGACGATTTAGAAAACCCAATTCAAAAGCCCGCCGCGGCGACGGCCGAAACCCCCGCAACCGGTGGAATTATGATGTCAGAGATACAGGATATGCGTTCTGTGGCTTTAAATCTTGGCCGCCAAATGCAGGCGCAAGGCAATACGAATGCCGCCCGTATCGCGTTCTCTTTTGCGGACTCCCTGCTTAACGATCTAGAAAGCATCCGGCAAGGGGATGACGTAGCTTACGACATAGCTCGTGCATACTCCCGGTCACTTAATGACACCTTTACCCGTGCTTTTGCTGGGGATATTCTGTCTACCACGAAGACTGGAGCGGAAAGGTTAGCGCCAGAATTGTTAGCGCAACGATTATTTCAAGGCGGCAGTGAGCCAACCGCGCTCAGAATACAGCAACTTCAGGGCGTAATTGACTTCGCTCAAACGCAAGGTCTAGAAGGCGCAGAACAAACCGCTAAAACAATCAATGGCACGATTGAAAGCTTGTTACGCAATGCCAGAGCCGCCTCTTTTAAAGAAGTCCGCAACCCAGAGACAGGTGAAATCACCCGTGAGATAGATTTCCGCGCTTTGAATAAATGGATTCAAGATAATGAAGCTCTTCTTGGGCCGGATGGTTTTCCTGCGCTTAAAGCTGACCTTGAGAACGCCTCTACTGCCCAAGTTTTACTGAGTGATACCCGGTTAGATAATAAACGCCGCGCAACTCAGTTGAAGGATGAAGTTAACTTCCAGAATTTGCTGCCAAACAATGTCGATAACCCCACTTTGGTTGTGAGGCAGGCTATTAACGGCAAGGTTCCGTTGAAATCTCTAAACAATATTTTAAAGCTTACAGAAAACGCCCCAGAGGGTATGCGTCAAAGTGCTAGAGACGGGTTCAAGGCTACGCTACTTGAGTCTGCTATGACCGCGGCTGGCGGAACTGGCCGTAGCTTTAGCCCCCGTGCTATGTATGATGAACTGTTTAGCCAGATGAAAAACGTAAATACACGTATGTCGCTGGCAGATTATATGCTGGGTAAAAACCTAGCAACGGAAACTGAAATCAACCAGATCAAAAAAGTCTTAACCGAGATGGTCCGGATTGAGGTGGCAGATGTAGACGGTAGCCTTGCTGAGATTGCAAAAGATGCTGGGCCTATGCTTGACTTTTACTTACGTATCACCGGTTCTGCGCTTGGTGGCAAGATAGCTGGCGTAACGGGGGACACACAGTCTCTAATTGCTCGTTCCGCAGGTTCGCGTATGATGCGTCAAATCTTCGAAGATGTACCAGAATCCATGAAGATGGATGTTATGTCTGAGCTAATGAAAAACCCAGAGCTTTTGGCTAAGATGATGCGTAAGCCGCGGTCTGAGCGCGAAAGGCTACAGATCGGCAAAGTAATTGGTGACACTTTAATTGACTTAGGCTTCCGTCCAGTTAGACGCGCCGTTCCATTCATGCTCCGCGAAACTGGGGACGAGATACTCGAAACAGAGCTACCGCCAGAACAGCCACAGCAAACGTCACAACTAATTCCGGCGCAACCAGCGGCACCTCCTCCCACAACCGCTCTTGCGTCGGTATCCCCTCCTCCCGCACCGCGGCCCGCGCCTCCCGCGCCTCAAACTGGTCCGGTGAACCGGGCGGGTTACGCCGCTATGTTCCCTAACGACATAGCTTCTAGCATGATCCGTCAACAGGGCATTGGAAGCCTTATGGGTTGATTTATGATACACGACGTTTTGAAATTGATGATGGAATCGGAGATGCACCGCAAATGGTACATCGAAGATATGAAGCGTCTAGTTATTCCAGCTTTGGAAAACAAAAAGATGCTGGTCATGTATGACGAAACGCGGCCCGCGGGCCTTTTCTCCTACGCTTTTTTGCCTAAAGAGGTAGAAGAGGGGTATAAGGACGGTTCGAAAAAATTACCAGCGGACATCTGGAGCAACGGGCCAGATGATGGTATGCTGTATGTGATAGATTTCATAGCGCCGTACAAGAACGCACTCAAACTAAGTAGATTTGCACAAAAGGTTCTGACGAAGCGCTACATTGAAACCTATCAATTTGATGGTGCTAACTTTATTCGTCAAGCTCAAGGTAAGAGGCTTGGCTATGCTACTGGCGTACAGTCAGAATTAGAAGTAAGGAGATATTGCTGTGCTGTATAAAAAGAGATGGTCAGATGGCTTAGACCAAAGCTTCGATGACGGGAGTTTTGAAAGCAAGTTCTACTGCTTCGGCGGCGACGGCGGCGACGGCGGCGGCGGTGGCGGCGGCGGTGGCGGCGGCGGTGGCGGTGGCGGCGGTACCAGCAAACCCAGCTATGACGACAGGAATGACCGCTCACCGGGCGGCGGTAGCGGAATGGGCCGTGCGGACGTTATGGACCCTAGAGGCAGGATGGGCGGCTCTTTTAACGCAGACCAAGCCCGTAAAGATGCGCTGGCGGACAGCATCCAAGGGAGAGTGTCGCAAGCTATATTGGACTCTGGGTTTCAGGGTAGACAGGGCGCGGCTGACGGCCCTAGCTTGGGGGACCTATCTTCTTCTGCTGGTTTTATGGACCGCCCCACAACAGATATTTCAGGGCGATTGGGCGAAGCATTTGGCGATGTAAACAAGCCGTCTTACGACATCCCAGCTTACGACATCCCAACATTAGGTTTAAACGAGCCCACAAAAGGTGGCGGTTATTCTACCCCTAATGTTAATCAGGGGAGCGGCGTTAATTTTGGCCTCGAAAACCCGTTTGGGCAGGGCGGGACACTTACCCCAAATGTTGGAAGCGGTAGTATTGGGTTTGAATATACAGCGCCTACTGACTTATTTAGCGGAAATGGCCGGGTATCGTTCAACAGCTCACCTATAACCAGCAGCGGTATCATGTCTGCTTTGACACAAGGCATGAATAACTACCAGCCTACTCAAACAGGTTTAAATAACCCAACTTCAACCGCGTTTCTAGATACGTTTACTAATGTTTTTGGAAACTTACCCGGCGAAACCACGTATCAAGGGAACCTAGCTAAGAAGGGTAATACTTATACATCGGCATCAAGAGGTGGCATAACTAGCACCAGACAACAGCCTTCTATCTATGACCAGATAGCAAAAACCGGTAAATCATTTGCGGACATGATGGGTATAGCTAGTTTATACGACTAAACTAACCAGTCCTTAACCTCTTCCCCTAACACCTTACCGGCAAGGTCAATCTTACCGCGTAAGGCTTTGAGTATTTTCTCATCAATCGTGTCGGGGGATACTAGGTCAATATATGTCACCTTGTTAGCCTGCCCGATACGATGCGCTCTATCTTCTGACTGCAAACGTATTTCCAAATCATAACTATTAGAGTAATATATCACCGTGTTAGCCGCGGTCAGGGTGATCCCGTAGCCCCCTGTCCGTGGCTGACCGACAAAAAACCGTAACGGGCTTTCTTTATCTTGAAAGCGGTTTACTATTTCCTGCCGTTCATCTTGAGGCGTAGCCCCATAATAAGTTGCGACCGCATCGGGCCCAAAGCGGTCGCGCAGGGCATCAGATATCTGTTGGATGTCATGAGTATATGACGCCCAAATGATAGCCTTTCCCTGAAGCTCGTCGGTTATCTCCAGTAGTTCCTTCATCCGGTTATTATCCAAAGTCTGGATTTCCCCGTCATCTGGTTGAAGAAAGCCGCAACAAATTTGCTGAAGACGCATTATTTGCGTCAATACGCTGGCAGTGGTAGCTAATTCCCCGTTTTCTAATTGGGCAAGCGCCAGCTTTTTCATTTGTATATACATTTTTTTCTGCTCGTCCGTGAGCGCAACGTCCCGCCGTATATACATTTTATCCGGCAGGTCCAAACATTCTTCTTTCAGAATACGATTACTGAACTTGTCAAGCTTGACATTTAATTCATCTAGCCGTCTGTAGCCGACAATTTCCTGAAACGCTCTAGTCCCCATCTTCCGTTTTTGAACAAGGGCGTACCTATTTTGAAAGGCATAGTAACTATTAAAACCCAGAGCTCTCTCGTCCAGAAAAAAGCACTGGCTGTATAAATCCATTGGGCTTTTAGTTACGGGGGAGCCGGTAAGTATGCGTTTATATTTAGCGTCTTTAGCTAAGATCATCACGTTCTTAGTGCGCGTAGCTTTCCTATTCTTAATAGTGGTGCTTTCATCAACCACCATAATATTAGCAGGGTTTTTAGTAAGAAACATATAAGCGGCTTTTGTGCCGCGTGGCGTGGACAGCGCTTCAATGTTCATGACAAACACCTTCAAGCCCTCGAACTTGTCATATACCAGCTCTTTCATTTCTTCCTGAAACTTTTTAGCGTTAGAGGGTGACCAGCGCACAACAGTCCGTTCAATATCATCTGGTAAGTGAGTTGGAATTTCTCCCTTTACCCAGTTGTCATACACACCTTTAGGGGCTAGGATTAATGCCGCTGTTACTTTCTTGGCTTTATATAATGCGCCAATTGTATCAATAGCCACCTTAGATTTGCCCGTACCCATCTCCATGAACAGCGCATAATAGTCCGCGGCCCACGAGTCTTCCCAAGCTTTCTGCTGGTGTTTAAAAGGCTTTGTTTTAAAAATATAATCCCGCATAACATTTCTCCTTGACATTGAGAGTATATAAGCATATATAGGGTTATGTCAAGGCCCTAACGGAGTCTTTAAAACAGGAGAAACGCCATGAGCGATATATTTGACCAAATGGAAGCTGACTTCGAACAGAATTTAGCTTCTTCAGTTGAAAAACTGAACCAAGGCGACTTAACCACAGTTGCCGGAGTGGCAAGAGCAATCCGTGACAAAGAGAAAGAAGTAGCCGCCCTTGAGCAGAAGCTTAAGGACGAAAAGAAATCTTTGCTCAAACTCACGGATGAGGAACTGCCAACCATGCTTGCAGAGATTGGTCTGTCTAGCATGAAACTTGACGATGGCTCTGAGGTCACCGTCAAACCAACCTACGGGGCATCCATCCTCGTCGATAATCGGCCAGCGGCCTACGAATGGCTAAGAGAGCAGGGATACGATGACATCATTAAAAATACCGTTGCGTGTCAATTTGGCAGGGGCGAAGACGACAAAGCGTCGGCCTTCAAAGCCTTTGCCGAAAAAGAAGGCTACCTTGCAGAGCAGAAGGAGGAAATCCATCCGCAGACGCTTCGTGCCTTTGTCAAGGAACGTGTTGAAAATGGTGACGACTTCCCAATGGAGTTATTCGGAGCCTATGTTGGTCAACGAGCCGTTGTTAAGAGGAGTAAATAAAATGGCTGAAAAGAAAACTGAGGTTGCAGAAACCAAAAAATCTGCTGAAGTAATCCCGTTCGACCCTTCTATGTTTGAAGCAGATGCGGGATCTGGTGTTAACAATATGGGTCAAGATGACCTTGCCCTGCCGTTCCTCAAGATTTTGGGCGGCATGAGTAAGGAACTCGACACCCTTGAGGATGCGCGTAAGGGCGACATTTATAACACTGTCACTGGGCAGGTTATAAAGGGCAAGGATGGCGTAAAAGTTATTCCGGTAGCCTACCAGCGCAGGTTCATACAATGGGCTCCTCTGGGCGAAGGCACGGGTGCTCCTGTGGCTATTTACGCTCCGGGTGAGGCCATGCCAAAAACTGAACGCTCTTCTGAAGATCAGAAAGAATATGTTCAGGACGGTTCTGGTCATTACATTGAAGAGACGCATCAGCACTTTGTTATCGTGCTTCACGATGATGGGGCCGCTGAGACTGCTCTTCTGGCTATGAAATCAACTCAACTTAAAAAGTCACGTAAGTGGAACAGCATGATTTCATCTTTAACTATGCAGGGTAAGAACGGGCCGTTCACCCCGCCACGTTTTAGCCACGTTTACTTACTCAAGACTGTGCTTGAGGAAAATAGTAAGGGTAGCTGGCATGGTTGGGAAATGAGCCGTGTAGGCCCTGTAGAAGACATGGCAACCTACCAGCGGGCGAAAGAGTTCGCTGAAAGCATCACGTCAGGTGATGTGGTTGTGAAGCATCAGGATGAGAGTGGCGGCGGCAATGTGCCGAATGACGACATTCCATTCTAAATAGTTGGGGCGGTGGGGTAGTATGCTACTTCACCGCTCCTTCCTTGCTTTTGGGGGCATCATGTCTATTGAACAATTTTCGACCATATTTAACGGCTTACAGCTGGCGTATGGCACATATAAAATAGAAAAACAAAACCAGAATGGTAAGAACACCGGACGGGCCGCCATCGTGCGCGAACCGCGGACCACGGAACTGTGGGAAGGTCACCTGTCTGGTAAGGGTCAAGCTATTGGTATCATCCCGATCAATGAGGATAATAAATGCGTCTGGGGGTGCATTGACGTTGACCAGTATCCGCTCGACCACAAAGTATTAATAGAAAAAATCCGCAATTTAAAACTGCCTCTAGTTGTTTGCCGCTCCAAATCTGGCGGAGCGCACTGCTTCTTATTTACCACTGATTGGATTGAAGCGAAAGAGATGCAGACTGTACTACAGGAAGTGTCTGCGGCTCTGGGGTATGGCGGTAGTGAGATCTTCCCGAAGCAGGTCAAACTGCACCTTGACCGAAACGATGTCGGCAACTTCCTAAACCTGCCATATTATGACGCAGAAGACGGTCTGCGCTATGCCATTAAAGATGACGGCACAAGCGCGACAATAGAAGAGTTTTTTGGCCTGTATGAAAAATACAAGCAGACGCCTGAACAGGTGCAGGCTTTACAGGTAACAGAAGAAGCTTCTGATGGTGGCTTCAAAGACGGGCCACCGTGCCTGCAAATACTGGGCAAGGACAAGATATCTGAGGGCGGAAGAAATAATGCCCTGTTTAATATTGGTGTGTATTTACGCAAGGCTTACCCAGATAGCTGGGAGTCTGAGATACTGACTTACAATTTAAAATATTTAGAGCCCCCTCTGCCATTGAGCGAGGTGACCATTGTAGCCAAACAGCTTGAGAAAAAGGATTACGCCTACAAATGTAACGATGCGCCCATCAACGCATACTGCAATAAAGAACTGTGCATGAACCGGAAGCATGGTGTCGGGGCAGCCGTTCAGGGAGCGGCCATAGCCAATTTGCGTAAGTATGACTCTATCCCACCAGTCTGGTTTATTGACGTGAACGGGGAGCCGTTAGAGCTAGATACAGAAGCCCTACAAAACCAGACACAATTCCAGAAGATGTGTATGGAGCAGTTAAGCTTCATGCCGCGCTCTGTTAGCAAGCAGATTTGGGAAAACCGTATATCAGCCCTGATGACAGAAATGCGCGACAATGAGAGCGCGATTATCAGCGTGGCAGAAGACGCCAGCATCAGCGGCCAGTTCTATGATTATTTACAGGAGTTCTGTGTCCACCTACAGCAGGCACAAGATAAAGAAGAGATACTGCTGAAGCGACCGTGGACGGATGAAGATAGCGGCGTGACGTTGTTCAGGCTCAAAGACTTTGAGTCCTTCTTAAAGCGCAACCGCTTCTTTGAGTATAAGTCTCACAAAATTGCACAAAGGCTACGGGATATTGGCGGGGATAGTAAGGTGATAAAAATAAAGAACCGACCAGTTCGGGTCTGGCAAATACCTTCCTATGATATCGTCAACGTCGAGATAGACGAACCTAACTTCAACCAACATGAGGTGCCTTTCTGATGATGATAGCAGACGGTTTTAATGACGCTTTTGTGGGGACAGGAGAACGTGCCGGTCAGCCTGTAATAGCGGTCTATGATTTCGATAAATGCGTGGCGATACTGTGTGAGAGAGATGGCATGAATTTAGATGACGCCATCGACTTCATGTACTTCAATGTAGTCGGCTCGTGGGTAGGGGATGAAACCCCCATCTTTGTTCGGTTCATGTCAACCATACAGGAGCTGTATGATGAAGAACTATGATCGGAACCGCGCTATCTACGTTGACCATGTTATTGAAAACAGAACCTTACAGGCTATCGCTAAAAAATATAACTTAAGCCGTCAGCGTGTTTATCAAATTGTAAATGAACAACAGGCTATAGTTGACCACACAAAAGACTGGGAAAAACCATACAGGCCAGAAAATGGAAACTAAAATCTTCCGCATATATGGCCCTCCGGGAACAGGGAAAACCACCGCGCTTCTGAACAAAGTGGACGAGGCGTTAGCGGCAGGGGTAGACCCGTCTCTAATCGGCTACTTTGCCTTCACACGTCAAGCCTCAAAAGAAGCTGTGGAACGTGCGTGTCAGCGGTTTAATCTTGAGCCCGCTCAACTGCCGTGGTTTAGAACTCTACATAGCTTTGCGCTGAAGCTGTCTGGTATCCGTCAAGAACAGGTTATGCAGTCCGAACATTATAAAGAAATCAGCCACCATATAGGCATCGACCTCAAGGTATCTAACCAAAGCGAAGACGCCGACGTGTTTGATTTTAATAAACAGGACAACCCCATTGTCGGCATTATCAACCTTGCCCGTCTCAGAAAGGTGTCACTTAAAGACCAGTATAACGAGACAGACACTGATGTGGATTGGACCACGCTGTCTTATGTGGCAAGGACGCTAGAAAAGTATAAACAGCGGAACCAGCTATTTGACTTTACAGATATGTTAGATGTGTTCGTCAGGGAGGGTGCGGCCTTCTGTCCGCGCCTCGCGGTTAGCTTTATAGATGAAGCGCAAGACTTGTCACCGTTACAATGGGACGTGGCTCACGTAATTGAAAAGCACTCCGACCGTATTTACTGCGCGGGCGATGACGACCAAGCTATCTACCGTTGGGCTGGCGCAGATGTAGAACACTTTATTGGGCTGAACGGCGGATATGAGGTGCTAGAGCAATCCTTTCGCGTACCGGCTAACGTGCACCCTATAGCCCAGAAAATAGCTAAACAAATTAAAATGCGGGTGCCTAAATCCTATCTGCCCCGCAAAGATAATGGCCGCGTGGAGCGTGTGTATAATACTACACAAATTGATTTCTCTGAAGGTAGCTGGCTGATACTAGCTCAAGCGGGCTACCTACTACGCAACGCCATTGATGATTTAAAAGGGCGCGGATATCTCTACAGCTATCGCGGCTCACGGTCCATCTCAGAAAAGCAGAGCGAAGCGGTAAATGGCTGGGAGCAACTGCGTAAAGGACGGGAAGTAACTGGCGCAGTAGCTAAATCCATTTATAGCTTTATGTCAGTGGGTGACCGGATAAAACGTGGGTTTAAACGTCTGACCATGTTGGATGATGATGAAATGGTTAACTTGAAAGCATTGCAAGATAACTTTGGCTTGTTAGCTACTGATGAAATGATTTGGCATGAGGCTATGGATAGATTGCCCAGCGGTGACCGTGCGTACATCACGGCTCTTCTACGCAGGGGCGAAAAGTTTAACGCCGTGCCCCGAATAAATTTGTCCACGATACACGGATCTAAGGGTGGCGAGGCAGAAAATGTGGTATTATATACGGACCTGTCACCAGCCGCGTCCAAAACGGCTGACCAAAACCCTGACGACTTACATAGAGTGTTCTACGTTGGTGTAACTAGGACAAAGAACAACTTATTCATTGTTAATCCAGAAAATTACGACAGGAGCTATGTGATATGAAAGCGTTGTGGGGGCTAATTGGTTTAGTTTTTCGGTTTTTTAAGTTGCCGCTACAAATAGTGGTGGGGGCTTATATTTCCTTTGCGCTGATAGCCATGACAATTGCATGGCATGAGGCACAGAAAACAAAACAAACGGTAACCTTAGAGGCAGAAAATGAAACGTGCAGAAATATTATCCAAAGCTGAGTCCTTAGTTAACGGCCCACGGGCCCAAGCTTATGGAGAAGCTCAAGAAAACCATGAGCGTATAGCTGAGATGTGGTCTGTAATCTTAAATAAGGATGTTAGCGTATCGCAAGTATACCAATGCATGATCGCCGTAAAGTTAGCTAGACTTATCGTTACACCAGAACATGAAGATAGCTGGATTGACATTTGTGGATATGGAGCTTTAGGTGGAGAAGATTAGAATTATCAGATATGTGCCTCATGACAAAATTGAAGATTATGAGTCTATGGGCTGGGAAGTAATTAGCGACTTCGGGAATAGTCATCACGCAAAATATGCTGTTGTAATGGAGAATATGAATGTCACTGCAAATGACGATGTTTGCCCCGAAGAGCGAATGGGTTCCACCGGCTGAACTGCCCGACATCTTTGATGCAAAAAGAATAGCTATAGATGTTGAAACCCGCGACCCCAATATCAAAACATTGGGGCCGGGTTGGACCACTGGTGATGGCGAAGTGGTAGGCTACGCCATTGCCGTAGAAGACTGGGCTGGATATATACCTGTTCGGCATAAGGGCGGCGGTAATCTAGACGAGCGCATTGTAAATAAGTGGCTCAAGAAAGTGTTTGAGTGCCCTGCTGATAAAATTATGCATAATGCTCAATATGACGCGGGCTGGATACGCCGGATGGGCTTCACCATCAACGGCCGCATTATTGACACTATGTTAATCGCCGCTCTGCTTGACGAAAACCGTTTCAGCTACAGCCTTAACACTCTGTGTTACGACCATTTAGGTAAAATCAAAACAGAGAAAACATTACAGGAAGCTGCCCGCGCCTTTGGCCTCGACCCAAAAGCGGATATGTGGCAGATGCCCGCCATGTTTGTTGGACCGTATGCCCAGAATGACGCAGAGATTACACTCCAGCTATGGGGTTACTTATCTACCCAGCTAACAAAAGAAGACCTCTGGCCCATAGCAGAGCTTGAGCTCAAGCTGTTGCCCTGTCTAATCGACATGACTTGGCGCGGCGTCCGTGTGGATCAAGACCGTGTTGAGCGCACTAGAGATCATCTTCTAAAAGAAGAGAAAGAAATAAAGAAGCAAATTAAACGTGTTGCCGGTATGGATGTCGAGCTCTGGGCGGCAAAGTCCATAGCTCAAGCTTTTGATAAGCTCAGTATTGATTATCCCCGCACAGAAAAAAATGCGCCGTCCTTCACGAAATCTTTTTTAATCGACCACCCACATGAATTGGCGCAGTTAATTGTTAAGGCCCGTAACCTCAACAAGACCAGCGGGACATTTATTAACACCATAATGAAGCACTGCCACAGTGACGGCCGTATCCACTCGCACATCAACCAAATCAGGTCTGATGATGGCGGCACGGTTTCTGGGCGAATATCCATGAACAACCCTAACCTCCAACAGATCCCGGCCCGCGACCCTGTATTAGGGCCAATGATCCGTAGCCTGTTCCTTCCGGAAGAAGGGGAGCAGTGGGCCGCAATTGACTTCTCACAACAGGAACCACGCATCTTGGTTCACTATGCGTATGTATATGGTAAGGCTAAAGGCATACAGATGGCGGGTGTAGAAGAATTTGTGGATGCCTACCGCAATGACCCAAATATGGACTTCCATACAATGGTGGCAGAGATGGCTAACATCCCGCGCAAGCAGGCCAAGACCATCAATCTAGGTATGATGTATGGCATGGGCGTGAACAAATTATCCGACCAGTTAGACATTGCCGTTGATGAAGCCAAATCGCTAGTTAATCAGTATCATGATCGAGTCCCGTTTGTTAAAGGCTTGATGACGGGTGTTCAAAACCGGCTCAATGATCGCGGCGCAAGCGGCTCAGTCCGCTCTATCTTAGGACGCAAATGTAGGTTTGACCTCTGGGAGCCCGATACATTTGCCATGAACAAGGCTCTGCCTTACCAAGATGCCGTAAAAGAATACGGCGAAACCACCAGACTAAAGCGGGCATATACTTACAAAGCCCTGAACCGGCTCATCCAAGCATCCGCCGCAGATATGACAAAGCAGGCAATGGTGAACATATACGAACAAGGCCGCATCCCTCTTGTGCAAATACATGATGAGATAGCTATGTCTGTGAAAGACCGTGAAGATGCTGTGAACATTTCACAAATTATGGAGACAGCCGTGCCGCTGGAAATCCCCAGTAAATGTGACATTGAAATCGGCCCTAACTGGGGCGAAGCAGAATGACTTGTATAGTTTTAAATAATGTATTAAGCTAAATATTACGTTCCTCCAGAACTGGGGCCTCGTCTAAGCACGGGGCCCTTTTTTTTATTGCATTTTAATGTATAGTCCTATATATTCCTTTACATAAGGAGAGATATATGGATATCACAAAATGGAAATCTGTTCTTGTACCAATTGAGGTGTATGAAGAGATAAAAAGAATAGCCAAACTTGAAGGTAGAACCATAAGCGGTCAACTCCGTATTATGTGGGATGTCTATCGCAAGCATGGTTAATTTATGCGTTCGCATAAAACCCAGCCTATAAAAAAGGTTGATATATTTTTTTATATATGGTATGGGATAACTCTAAGATAATCTTACACGGGAGTAAAAAATGAATTATCTAGATAAACTTTTGACTTCAATCGCGGTTTTATCCGATGATTTTGATCCGGCAAGCGCACCCCCTAGCCTCCGGCGGGTGGTTGCTTTTGCTATTCTGGTTGAGCAGGACTTAAAGGACATTCGTGAAGAAGCCCAGCCAGAGCCTGAAATAAAGTTCGAGCCTGATGAAGGTGTAAATGTAAAGTTTACCCCCGAAATTAAGCGCAAGAATGGCCGCAAAAACTGCAAGGAATGCGGAACGCGGCTCACGGGTCAGAAGCGAATGTTCTGTTCTAAGTTATGTTCTAAGCGCAACTGGACAAAAAATAATCGGGACAAGACCCGCTCTTATTATAAAAAGCATTATTATAAGCAGAAGGCGCAGTTGACCCTTGTTAAATAAAACTTGTCCAGAATGTGGCGGTGAGGGAGAATGTGAGTATGAAGTCGCCGTTCCAGACCCGATGGCTTGGCGCGGGGGCGAATTAGTAGGCCGCGTGATGACGTGTGAAAAGTGTGACGGCACAGGGGAAATAGAAGATGAATGAATTTTTCGGCGATGCGGGAAAAATACAAAAGGCTCTGGACAATAATCAATGTCCGCGATGTTTATGTAACCTTCCGCCTGTCGAAGTTCACGGTCATTATCAATGCTCTGTCTGTAAGCTTTACATATCTGAATGCTGTCAAGGCGAAACCGCCTCATGTGCTAAACAAGAAAGTTAAGCACTTATCCCATGAGCGGGCTTCTAAAGATCCCTTTTCAAAAAAATCACCATCATCAAACTTTTGGGGCGGAAGACGTTTAGTCGTCTGCCCCTTTAAATGTTCTACGGGCATGAAGATAACCCGTTCACAATTTGTAGCGACAAGCGCAACAATGTCGCAATGCTCTTTGTTGAGTGGAAGTTTCTTGCCGGAATAGCTGGTATTAAATTGATACCCTAGACTGCGCTTTTGTCTGTGGCCTTTTAATATGCTGGACTTGACTTGGATGCGAATGATTTTAGTATCGACAGACGCAACGATGTCGATAGTGTCTAAGTTTACGAGCTCACAAGAAACGCCCAGCTTCAACAGCCGAACCATGCAGATGTGCTCACCTAATTTACCCGCTTCAAAGGCTGGTAACAAATCATATCCCCCTGCAATAAAGCTAACTTTTACAAAATGTTATGTCAAACTTTTTTGTAAAAAAGACTTGTATATTCCCACACTATCTTATATAATGAGAGCCGTAGAGCCCCCAAGCTTTACATTTCCCGTAGTTGAGAAGCCCTCAGAAGTTTTTCTGGGGGTTTCTTTTTTTGTTGACATACCCAATGTATGGGAGTATGTAGGATAATAGTTCTAATTACGGGAGACGAATATGAAAAACATATTCACAGTTGAAGAATTGAAAGAAAAGCTGGCACAAGTCGGCTTGCCTTTTGATGAAGTTGAAAGCGGCGCAGAAGGGGTTATACTTCTGGCCTTCGGGACGGATGATCCAGAATACGGGGGTGATGATGAGATCCAATAAAGATGAAATCTACAGCCTGTCTAGGAAGATAGATTGGACTGAAGCTCTGGGGGATGTTAATATGTCTGTACAGTTATATGCATCCCGTATAGCCGCCGAAGGGCAACACAGCCCTGAAGCTGTTGAGCGGGCTAAAAAAATATTAGCCTCATGGGAAAGGATAAAACGCGGATGATTATTGACGGGGAAGAAGATTTCAACAGAGCCCGCGATGAAATAAACGATCTGTTGGATGAAATGATGGATGAAGACCTAAATGCGGGAGCCGTGTTGGGCGGTATGCTAACCGCGCTTATCTTCCGTTTAATTGTGTCCTCTCCGGATGCCGCTACCGCAACTGGTATGATATCATCCTGCATGGCAACAGGAGCGCGGATTGCCGCTGAGTATGAAGCAGAGGAAGGCACTTGGCATTAGATATTTCGATTGGTCACGCCAAAGACGGCGGCGCAATAAGAAATATAAATGCCCTGTCGTTACGGAAAATGAAGAAAAGAAACCCAATCAAAATCCGCGACCCGCGGTTCAAGCTTCGGGTCATAAAGTCTAAAAAGATATATTCCAGAAAGGGGCGGCAGAGATGTCGCCCTTTTTGCTTGACACGTTCTTACTTGTGTTATATGTATAGGATAAATCTTATATCAACTACGGGAGAATGATATGACAAAGTTTAAATCATCTAGCGAAATATTAGATACGCTCGAACAAACATTCGGGATTGGTGCTTACCATGAAGTCCAGCGCGATGAAGGCGTGGTTGTTATCTGCTTTTATGTAGATGAAGACAATGATGACCTTGAGCTTTCCGATTATGAGCGCGGCTACCTGATGGCTTTCTATGATAATCACGCTAAACCAAAAATGATCGAGGAAGGCTTCACCGACCCCACCGATGAAGAAACCTTCTGGATTGGCGTCCAAATCGGCGAACGTATGTTCGACCTCGCTATATATCATGAAAATAAAGAACCGGTGTGCATGGTCTATGAATGTAAACCCACCGAAGATATGCAGAACTGGGTCACCGATATGTCACTTGGACGGGAGCAGTTAATATGAAAAACGCAGTCGATATGTCCGTTGAAGAATTTGCCGCGCACCTAAAACAACAGCGCGAAAAACTCTTTAATGCAAATGACCGCCATGATGTAAATAGCAGATGGCGTAAGCCTAAAGTCGCGAAACGCGGCACACGGATCTCGATGCAGAGGAGACGCACAAAATGAAGATGCAACCGCGTAAGTTTTCCGACAAACAAATCCGCGATATGTATGAACACGCGGCGCAGGAAAAAATCTCCGTGTTACAGGCCTGCCGAAACAAAGGCCTTTCCAATAACGATTACGCCATCATCCGTAACTGGGGCAAAAAACTGGGGCTTATGCCCCTTGCCCCCGCTGAACTGTCAGGTCATGCCGACAGGCCTTGCCAACTTTATGCCTTAATTGTCGATGGGAAAGGCATCTATATCGGTTCAAGCGCAGACCCCGAATTGCGGTTCAAGCAACACATCCAAAAAGCAAAGCGCGACGGTAAAAAAGGCGTCAATAAAAAAGATCGCTTTATCTATCGTGCCCTACTAAAAGATGAAAAATGCTGTAAAATTAAAATCTTCCGTAAAAAATACAAGGCAACAGAAATCGCGCACCACGAACCACGTCTCATTGCCAAAGTGCAGGCCGCCTTCCCCGATGCTGTTCAATTAAACAGCCTTGTTGGCGCACCTATGGGCGGATACGGCGTTAAACTTTCTAATGCACAAACGCAGGCAGTTATTGACGATTATACTAGCCATCGGATTACCACCGAAAAGCTGGCCGAAAAATATGGTGTCGGGCGCGGTACTATAAACCGTATTTTACAACGGGCAGGCGCGACTAAACCCCGCGCAAAAATGATTATTCGATACGATGACACCGTTCGCAAAAACGCCGTAGAAGACATCAAGGCGGGAGCAACAGATAATCAAATAACAGAAAAATACGGGATGGGTAAATACACCGTCTATCTTCTAAAAAAAGAATACGGCCTAACCAAATACACTGTCCGTAAAATGACTAACATAAAAGTTAGGGGCATGGTCTTCCCCACACTAAAAGATGCTTGCAATTATTTTGGCGCAGTAGATTACAAAACCGCCCACCGCCGTATTAAAAAATTAAAGTGGTCTGCCGAAGAGGCTCTCACCATTAAATGCGTGAACGGCAATAACCACGCACTGAGGAGTAACTAATGAAGATGCAACCCCCTAAAGTTGTCCGCTGGCCGGACGGGTCATTAACCGGCCACGCCTGCATGGTGATTTGCAGATATTATGCAGAAGAGGCAGAATGGAATGATGAAGACAGCACCTACTGGCGGCAACAGGAAAACGATTACCGCAAAAGTGTCGAACTGGGGCTCAAAAGCTGGGTGTCCCATCCCGCCATTGAACGCAAGCTAAAAGAGGATGCAGAGTTATGGAAAAAATCATGGGTCAAATGGGAGCAAAGACAGTCCTTGTCGGTCTGGTGATCTACACCATTGTGCTTATACATTTGGAGTTTTGAGTTAACTTTTCTAAAAAATTAACTTGACACGTATGCGATAATATGTTATATAATAAGAGAGGCATCTGTTAAGGGTGACCTAATACCCATTTTGGGTAGCGTTGTTTGAAACTGTTAACTACGGGAGATTTAGCTATGGCTAATTCTAAAGATTGGGTTCTGCCCAACGGATTTACTTTCATTGCCTCTACCGCCGGTTGGTACGGCGGGTGGGCAAAGGCCACCGACCCAGTGACCGCCGCTCGAAACGCCTGCAAGCAGGCAAGCGGTAGTTACCCACAATTTGTCCAAGTCTGGTATGCGCCAGACGATACAACAAATGTGTCGGAAATGGGCGGCCTGTCTTGGATGCCGGAAACGGCTGATAAGATAGCACCTATCGGGTTCTTTAAAATGACCAGTAAATCAATGTCCCCGTCTAAAGACTCGCGGCTCACGCATCAAGAGTTTATGAAAGACTCTATGGCGCAGTTCCAAAAGTCCCACCAACGGTGGCAGGAAGCCCAAAAATAAAACTGGCGGGGCAGTCTTCGGATTGCCCCGTCTACTTATATACGCCAGAAAAATAAAAAATATTTTTTCGAAAAATATAGGTGTAACCAGTGTAACCGTGTAACTTTCCTCTGTATCCCTTTATATGCTTCAAAAAACAGGTTACATAAAAGGTTACACTACCTAAATACAAGGTGTAACCTTTATGCAAAAATCAAAAATCGCCTTAATGCGCCTGAGATGAAAAAAATAAAAAAAATAATTTTGAACCTATATACTGTTCTGTGTATAAAATAGCCTATGAGACTTGACCTTTTTAACTGAGGTATAAACATGGCTAGAAAAGCGGCCGGAAAAGTAACCGGCAAACCAAGAGACGGGCGCGGCAGGCCGCCTGCCAGTGTTGAACAGCCCCTGACACGCAAGCAGGAATTGTTTGTTAAGGAACTGGTCAGCAAGGACGGGCAGATAACTTTGAGAGACGCGGCGATTAATGCGGGTTATTCTGCCAGTTCTGCCCACACACGGGCTTATGAACTAACCAACCCTCATGTGTCGCCTCATGTTGTTGCCGCTATCAACTCTTATCGTAAAGAGCTTGACCAAAAATACGGAATTACTTACCAGAGGCATATTCGAGATCTACAGAATATTCGAGACGTAGCTCTGCAAAACGGAGCTTACTCTGCCGCTGTTCAAGCGGAATACCGGCGCGGCCAAGCGCAAGGTGACATTTATGTTAATAAATCCGAAATCCGTCACGGGTCTATTGACAGCATGAGTAAGGAAGAAGTCTTGAAAGCTTTAGAGGAAATCAAACAAAGCTATGCCCCAATCACCATTGACATCACCCCAGAAGAAAAAGACAACGCCGGTAATCGCGACAAAGCGCGAGGCAGGCTTTTACAAGCAGATAAAGGAAGCGGTGCAGAGGAAGCGCAAGAAGCTGACTTTGACGAGGATTGAAAACTTAGCTGGCGCAGGAATACCGGACTTACTTATTTGTGACGAGCGCGGGGACTTTCATTTTATTGAATTGAAATTTACCACCAGCAATCGAGTAAATTTATTGCCGTCTCAGGTGTCATGGTTAACTAGGCATCAACATGGGTCATGTTGGATTTTAATAAAGAAACAGACCAAGCCGACAGAACCGGCAGAATGTTTGCTTTATCCTGCCAGCGCGGCGATAGAACTAAAGATGCAGGGCATGGCCGAAGTAGAACCCCTGTTTAGATGCATCCAGCCTTTTGCATGGGAAACCATTTTTGACTTGACCTGTCCGACATAATCCCATATATATGGGTCATCGTTAACAAACTACGGGAGTTAAAACGATGCCAAAATATAGAGTAGCAATATGCCTAGATGAGGGCGTGATTGTTGAGGTCAACGCGGTTAACGCCGAAGAGGCAGAGGCGGCGGCTTATGCCCTTGCCGATGAAATGGGCGGGACGGATTATCCAAGACAGTATGCCCCGAATCATGTTCACCGTGAGTTCTGGACGCAGGATGTTGAAGAGGTGAAGTCATGAAGCACAAAGTCTTAGTCGCCTCTGACCAGATGAGGCTCTGTCATGTCATGGAAGCCGTCCGAGATTTACAAGAAATCTTTAGCATTTGTGACATGAAAGAAACCGGCGAGGGTGCGTTCAATGGTGTCGGTATTCTCAGCCCAATGGATTATTCGTCAGATGAAACCAAAATTTATCTAGATGAATATGACACAGATAAAATTGAGCGGATGCGTGACCTGTTACAGGTTGTCTATGCAAAGCGCGGAAAATGGGTGTTGGCATGAAAAAGATAACACCGGAACAGGTTGAAGCATGGCTGGGCAGTGACACCTTGCCCAGTGAAATCCATGAGATTTTGGCCGAGTTAGCCAATGGTGAATATGACCAGAAGCAGTTAGCCAAAGATATTAAAGCGTATGGGTGGAATGATGAGTGAAACAGCCGAACAGCGGATGCTAAAGGGATTGCGCCAGTTGATTGATTATAACTGGGGCAGTGAACAGCAACACTATTTTGAAGAGGGCGAACCCGCCAATCACGTTTTCAGGGTGTTGCAGGAATTAAACTATTATCTCGAAACAAGGGAGAATGAACCAGCATGATATTATTTAGTCTTATTGCCCGCCTGCTATATGGTGAAGACTGGGAAAAATACGCAAACAAACCAACCCGCCGCAGGCGAAGATAAACAGAACCCCGTCAGTCACAGCTGGCGGGGTTTTTAACTTTTTAAAAAAATTACTTGCATTATATCAGATTTTATGAGACAACCGCTTTTATGGACAATCCTGTCCGATTAACTACGGGAGCATTTAAAATGCAAAACATTATCGAAAACACAAACGCCGCACCGGTTTCCACAGCTTATCAGACAAATGCTTTTCAGCATGGTATTGGTAACAGCGCGGTTTCATCACAATGGTTCAGCCGTCCGGATGATCAGAAGTTTTTGTCGCTGGATGATATGCTGGCGTTTAAAAAGCAGGACGCCCGCTCTATGAATAGCCGTATCGTCAATACACATAAGATGAACATTGTCGGTCAGCTTGATGAAGACAACCCCAGCAGGGGTGACATCTTTATTGAATACACCGATGAAGACGGGAACGAGGCTTTTAACGCCCCGACAAACTGGTCATTCGGCCAGCTATCTCAGTTAGCCGGTGCGCCTGCCGGTTACCTTAAAGACTTGCCCGCCCCTATTGCGGCGGACGCCCTGCAATGGGGCTTGCGCTATAACCGTTCGCGTGAACTGGTGAAAGCATACGGCCATACAACCGAAGGCGGTGATCTGCGGGCGGCAACCGGTGCAGATTATGGCCGCATTTTTGATTATGAAATAATCGAGGCCGTGCAGAAATTCGCAGACCCCGCCCGCTGGAAAGTACCGGGCATGATGACCGGCAAGCAGGACGGCCGCGCTATTTATGACCCGTTCGTTCCGGTGACTAAAGACACGACAACCCTATTTGCCAGCGACCGCGATATTTTCCTGTTTTTGGTTGATGATACGCACCCGCTGGAAATCGGCAAATTACCAAACGGTGACCCAGATTTAGTTTTCAGGGGCTTTTATGCATGGAACAGCGAGACTGGTTCTAAAACAGCGGGCATTGCCGCAATGTATTTGCGCGGCGTATGTATGAACCGCAATCTATGGGGCGTAGAAAACTTTCAGGAAATTAAAATCCGGCACACTAAATTCGCACCCGACCGGTTCGCTTATGAAGCCGCACCGGCCTTGCAGTCTTTTGCACATGGCGCAACCGCTAATTTTCTGGACGGCGTAAAGGCCGCGCAGGATGCCACCATTGCCCGCAGTGATGAAGACAGGCTGGAATTCTTAACCAAGCGGGCAGGATTAAGCCAGCGTATGGCAAAGGCCGCCGCCGCCCGTCATATTCAGGAAGAACAGAAGCCCGTTCAGTCGGTATGGGATGCAGCGCAGGCAATTACAGCCCTTGCCCGCGATATCCCGCACCAAGACAGCCGGATAGACTTAGAGCGCAAAGCGGGCGCATTGCTGGACAAGGTAGCCGCATAACCGGCCAGCACATAAAACCGAGAAAAGCCCTGTCATGTTGACGGGGCTTTTTGTTTTTGCTATATAAGACAAATCGCATAACTTTTACGGGAAATAAAACTATGTTGAAAACTACAGCAATTTCACAAGCAAATAAGACGGCCGGTTGCGCCGTCACATATAGGGCGGGCAATGGTGACAAGTTCGGGACTTGCCCCGCCGATTGTAACTTGAACGCCAGCGGGCGGGGTTGCGCCGGTGACCAAATCGACTTTGAATATCTGGACATACTGGCCGACGCCGTACCGCGTCGCGGCGTGTCGTTTACATATTCACATTTTGAACCGTTTTATTGGATGCATAAACTGGCCGCCGGTAAAACTGTAATCAACTACAGCGCGGATAGTCCCTTTATCGCTTATCAGGCGGTGCATGACGTGCCGACAGTGACAACCGTTCCGCAGGACTTTTTCGCGAATGGCAAATGGTCGGCCGTTCAGGATGTTAAGTTTGTCAGATGCCCCGCCGAATATAACAGCGCGGTGACGTGCAATAATTGCGGGGACGGCCTGCCATTATGCGCCAGAGCCGACCGCGACTATATTATCACCTTTACAGCACATGGCGCGGGCAAGAACAAAATAAACACCGGCCAGCGCGGCGGGTGTTATGCAGACGGCGGCAATGTAAATATTCACTGGCAACACACCGCCAAGCAGGAACAAGCCCAGACGGACGGCGAACGGTTGCGGGCTTTTGTCAAAACCCTGCCGACCGGTTCAATTCTCCGGCATCATGTAGCCGGTGACATAGGGAAGGAATAGAAATGAAAATTTATCTTTTATTTTGGGAAGAAGACAAGCGGATAGAAGAAACCAATTTTAAAGACTTTCGCCGCCGGTTTAATTCTGAAGAAATCGACAGTTCGACAGTGTCTATATATACCAGCCGCGAAGATGCAGAACTACACGCCAACCAATAGCCCCAGCCCCCGCCCTAATCCGGCGGGGGTTTTTTTATTTGACACTATATGCGATAAAGCGCATATTTATATCAGGCGGCCGGACAGGCTGGCCGCCGGTTCTAAACTACGGAGAATTGAACCAATGGAAAACGTAAACACACAAACACAAAATCAAATCTTTACCCCAGAAACCGGCGCGCAATATTTGCGCCGCCTTGCCGCCGATACCTGCGAGGCTGGGCTATCTTCCACCGCTTATGATATTGAGGCGGCCGCCGATAAAATCGAACAGCAGGAAAAAGAGCTGGACGAATTGCGGCGGGATAAGCAGGCTATTATTGACAGCCGCCGCGAAGACAACGAACGACTGGCCGCCGGTATTATGTCAGTAATCAGGGACAGTGTCGAAGCGATAGCCGAGAGCGCCGCGCAAAAAGCCGCCAGCGATGTTCTGGAAAATGATTTCTCTATTCATGATTACGAATATGAGATTTCAGACATGATAGACGAACGCCTGCCGGATAACGAAGACAGGGAAGACGCCCAGCGCGAAGCGGTCGAGTCCATTGTTAAGGAAGTTCTGGCCGGTGCGACCCTAACAATCGACATTTAAAGCCCACACAACGCAACCCAGCCCCCGCCGGTAGTTTACCCGCGGGGGTTTTTTAATGCCCGCCAGCTGGCCGCCTGTCGCGTTTTAATCAGTTAATCATGCCGCCCCTAGCCCCGCAGGCCGCGCCCCAAACCTACCGGCCGGAGATTCGCAGGCCGTGAATCTAATTTTCTGGAAAGTTAGCCGCGACCGGCAGACCGAGATCCGCGCACCGCGCACCGCTGGCCGCCGCCCTACCGCCCAGCACCGGCAACCGCCGCCGCAACCCAGCACCGGCAACCGCGCCCCGCTGGCCGCAATCCCCCGCCCCCGCTGGCAAAATCGGGCAAGGGGCCCCGCCCTATCGGGTCAAAAAACCGCGAAAAAACCGTCAAAAACCGCAATCCGCGCACCGCCGCCCACGCGCTGGCATACGCAGGCAAGGGCCATGTTTTTCACAAATAATCATGTGAAAAATGATATGGATGTTTCACGTGAAACACTGCCTATTTATTAGGCAAAATAGAGGGGGTTGTTAACTGATTAAAAAATGTGCATATTTAGGGCATGAAACGCATACATATTAATCAACATAAAATTAGGTCCAACCACAAGACCGGAGAACGTGAGCCGGTCATCACCGTCAAGGAAGGTCGGAGCAATACTTACGCTCACCGGGTCCAGATAAAAGGGGATTGCACGGTGGTTTACAGTCCGGATAAACCTCTGTCCTGTGGCGCAAAGGTCTGGATTGAGACAGAGGCGGACGTTATTTTAACTTAGGGGCCCCCTATGGATGTTTCTGAACAGGAAGCCAAGCTTCGTTTGCGGCTAGCTCAATTAGAGAAGAATGAAGCTTGTCAAACGGACTTTTTAACATTTGTAAAATCTATGTGGCCTGAGTTCATTGCTGGTCGTCATCATAAAATCATTGCTGAAAAGTTAGAGCGGGTAGCTAGCGGCGAACTAAAGCGCCTGATTATCAACATGGCCCCGCGTCATACGAAATCAGAGTTTGCGTCTTTCTTGTTCCCTGCTTGGATGATGGGCAAGAACCCGCGCATGAAGATTATTCAAGCTACGCACACAACCGAGCTTGCAGTTAACTTTGGCCGTAAAACAAAAAACCTGATTGACAGCGAAGAGTTCAAGGAAGTTTTCCCAAGTGTTAAACTGGCGGCGGACAGTAAGGCGTCTGGTCGCTGGGATACCGCATCTGGCGGGATGTATTATGCTGTCGGGGTTGGCTCCAATCTGGCCGGTCGTGGTGGTGACTTGGTGATTATTGATGACCCGCACTCTGAACAGACTGCCATGTCTAATAGTGGTTTTGATGATGCGTGGGATTGGTACACTGGGGGCCCCCGGCAACGTCTCCAGCCGGGTGGGTCAATTGTTTTGGTTCAGACCCGGTGGTCCGAAAAGGATATGACGGGGCAGCTATTAAAGGCGATGGCTAAAGACCCCTTGGCAGACCAGTGGGAGGTTGTGGAGCTACCGGCTATTTTTAATGACGGGTCCCCCTGCTGGCCTGAGTTTTGGTCTATTGAGGACTTAACAGCAGTGAAAGCGTCTATTCCACCCAGTAAGTGGAACGCGCAGTATCAACAGAACCCAACGGGGGAAGAGAACGCTATTATCCCTCGTCAGTGGTGGAAAAGGTGGGAGAAAGATGCAATACCCAATCTCGAATATGTTATACAGAGCTATGATACCGCTTTTTCTAAACGCGAGACAGCCGACTTCTCAGCCATAACCACGTGGGGTGTTTTCCGGCCACAGGAGATAGGTGGGCCGCCCGGTTTAATTCTTTTGGATAGTAAGAAAGACCGCTGGGATTTTCCTGAGTTGAAGCAGGTTGCGTTGGACCAGTATAAGTATTGGGAACCGGATACCGTGATTGTGGAAGCGAAAGCCTCTGGGTTACCGCTCACACATGAATTAAGAAACATGGGAATACCAGTTGTTAACTTTACGCCGAGCAAAGGTAATGATAAGATAACTCGTGTTCATTCTGTATCTCCGCTTTTCGAGGCGGGGATGGTTTGGGCCCCCGACACCACCTTTGCAGACGAGATGATAGAGGAGGTGGCGGCATTTCCTAACGGCGAATACGATGACTTGGTGGACAGCATGACACAAGCCTTAATGAGATACCGTCAAGGAAACTTTGTTCAGCTCCCGTCTGACGACTGGGACGATGAAGAAACATACGTGAAAGTAAGGGCATATTACTAATGGCGGACAGCGCGGTAAATCTTGGGGCGGGCGGTAACGACTTTTCTGGAATGTCAATGGATGAGGCGCTGTTTGGGGCAACCGACCCAGCGGCCTACTATCGCGCAACACGGCCCTCCTATGATGAAGAGGGCATGGGCTTTTATTTTTCTGGAGAGGGTGACCCTTATCCGGCAGAGCGCGGCAATACTGGAACACGGTATACTTTAATGGATGAGCCCATCATGGAGGGCATGGAGGGTTACTATTACGAACAATCCGTGGACCGCGGGTCGCCATACGCGGCTCACGCATCTCCTTCTCGTCCAGAGCTCAATCCGGGCAACATGATGGGTCGTTTAAGCGGCTCTGATGTTAAGTACCGTTATATGGAGCAGGGCGGCGAGGTTGAAGAGATGGGTATTATGGGGGCCCTGTTCAGCCCGAATATTGATCTTCCAAGTGCTAGGCAGCAGAACATCGTCCGTAATTCTGGCCGTGAGGGCAGCGAGGGTTCTTCTATGTATTATCCTGAAGGGGCCCCGACATTTGAGACTACTCTGATAGAGGAGTATGGCTACCCTGATGTAGAGCGGGAGATAGATTACGGCACGAGCACCACGGCCCAGATGCGGGCGGGGCGTCCTCGCCATGACTTGCCTACTTATCAGGAGTTAGAGGACGCTCGTGCTCATGTACTGCAATCTGCACTACTTGCCAAGCAGGTTGGCCCGGAGACTGCGGAGCAGTTTGGTGGTTTAGCTGAGTTTTTTGACCGTCGGATGCCCATTTTGGGTACAGCCACTGATGCGGACGTTGTGATGGACAAGCGGAATAATGCTTTTGGGGCCCAGCTATTGAAGAAGGCTGGTGTCAATGCGTCTCCACAGCAGATTACCCAGATGGTTGACAGCGCGATTTTTGAGCAGTTGGACCGTGTTCTTGGTCGCAAGCCCGGTGAGCGGCGGTTTAAGTCTCCTGACACGGGCATAGATATTTTCTTTCCGCGTGATAAGTACGGTTATTTTGACATCAACAGGTATGACTGATGGCCCGCGGACCACGGAACTAGGAATATGAACCGCTCTATGATAAGTTAGGGTACAGAGGAGAATATACATGGCTCGTGAACCTATTGCTGGGATGGTGGACAAGAACGTCCCTTCTCAGCTCGACATGGAAGATTTAGCTGCGGAAATAGAATTGGAAGTTCCGGGCAGCATGGATAATGTTGTGTCTTTTGAGGGCACGGCAGAGAACATGGAGATTGAGGTTACTCCGGAGGAAGACGGTGGGGTAACCATTGATTTTGACCCAACCGACCAACGCGGTGAGGGCGATGATTTTTATGCCAACTTAGCAGAGGAGATGCCAGACCGCGAACTTAGTCGCATTGCTGGTGAGCTGTTGGCGGAGTATGACGCAAATAAGGCAAGTAGACAGGATTGGGAAGATGCTTATGCTAACGGTTTGGAGTTACTGGGATTCAATTATGAAGAAAGAACCCAACCGTTCCGCGGAGCGTCAGGAGTCACCCACCCCTTGCTTGCAGAAGCGGCTACGCAGTTCCAAGCCCAAGCTTTTAATGAGCTGTTGCCAGCAACCGGGCCAGTGCGAACTGCTGTTATGGGAAGCGAAACCACTGAAAAACAAGCTCAGTCTCAGCGCGTAAGGCAGTTTATGAACTACTACATCACTACGGTGATGGAAGATTACACGCCAGATATGGACCAAATGCTGTTTTACTTGCCGTTAGCGGGTAGTACGTTCAAGAAAGTCTACTATGACGAGACTATGGGCCGTGCAGTAAGTAAGTTCATCCCTGCTGAGAACTTAGTAGTGCCGTATGAAACGTCTGATTTGGATACTTGCCCTAATATTACGCAATCTATCCGTATGTCTCTCAACGATTTGCGGAAAAAGCAGGTTGCAGGGTTCTATTTAGACATAGATGTTATACCGGCACAGGAAGATTTAGATAGTGTAGAGAGCGAAATTGACCGTATTGACGGTGTTTCCCCCTCTCAAATTGATTATGACTGCACAATTCTTGAGTGCCACGTTGATTTAGACCTAGAAGGCTATGAAGATACGGATGACGAGGGCGAACCTACCGGTATTAAGGTGCCTTATGTGGTCACAATTAGCCAAGATAACGGTCAAATTCTGTCTATTCGTCGTAACTATCGTGAAGAGGATGATTTAAAGCGTAAAATACAGTATTTTGTACATTTCAAGTTCCTTCCGGGATTTGGTTTTTACGGTTTAGGTCTAATCCACACCATTGGCGGACTGTCACGGACCGCCACAGCGGCACTGAGGCAGTTAATTGATGCTGGTACGCTTTCCAACCTCCCTGCGGGCTTTAAAGCTCGTGGATTGCGTATCCGTGATGATGACGACCCGCTTCAGCCCGGAGAGTTCAGAGACGTGGACGCACCCGGAGGGGCTATCCGTGACAGCCTAATGCCGCTGCCCTTCAAAGGCCCCGACCAGACGCTATTTGCGCTGCTTGGTTTCGTGGTCGATGCAGGCCAGAGGTTTGCCACGATTACTGACATGAAGGTCGGTGACGGCAACCAGCAGGCCGCGGTTGGAACAACTATAGCGTTGTTGGAGCAGGGCTCTCGTGTAATGAGTGCGGTTCATAAGCGCCTGCACTATGCCATGCGTCAGGAGTTTAAAATCCTGTCTCGTGTAATGAGTGAGAGCCTGCCACAGGAGTATCCGTATTCGGTGGAAGGCGCAGACGCTTCTGTCATGCGTAGTGACTTTGATGACCGGGTAGACGTGATTCCGATTTCTGACCCGAATGTATTTAGTCAGGCCCAGCGCATTGCTTTGGCACAGACTAAATTACAGCTAGCTGGTGCGGCCCCTGAACTACACAATATGTACGAAGTGTATCAGGATATGTACGAAGCGCTTGGCGTAAGGGACGTGGATCGGATTATGAAGCGCATCCCTGACGATGAGCCAGAGCCAAAAGACCCGGCTCAAGAGAACATCGACGCTATGGACATGATACCGCTAAAAGCTTTTGAGGGTCAGGAGCACCAAGCGCATATTATGGCGCACATGGTGTTTGGTTCAACCCCTATGGTAGCCGGTATGCCTGCTATAGCAATGGCGCTACAAAAGCACATTATGGAGCACGTTAAGATAGCGGCTCGTGAACAGGCGGCTGTTGCGTTTATTCAGAACCGTCAGGCCACGGGCGGCGAGGCGGCTACTGAGGAAGAGATGCTACAGCTTGAGGGCTTAACCGCGCAGTATATCGCTGAAGGTATGCAGATGGTTAAGCAGATGTCACAGCAGGTATCTGGTCAAGGCCCTGACCCACTGGTTCAGCTTAAAGAGCAGGAGCTACAGATTAAGGCGCAGGCTGAACAGGCCGATACTCAGATGGAGCAGGCCAAGCTTAACCTTGATGCTCAGAACCAACGGATGCGGGCGGACCAGTTCCAGCAGAGGCTGGCTAGCCAAGAGCGGCAGACCGCGGCTCGTATTCAGTCTGCTATGGAACGTGAAATGCTTAAACAGCGAGGAGACTAAAATGAGCTCAGTAAAGATTGTAACAAACACTCCGGGCCCCGCCCCAAAGCCCGAAGAGTATGGCAAAATTAAGGACGTGAAAGTCCCGACCAAAATGAAAAAGATGACTGCCCGTGGCATGGGGGCCGCGACAAAAGGCGGAAGTTACATGGGGTGTGAATAATGCCGTTAAAAAAGGGCTCTAGCCAAAAAACGGTTAGTGACAACATTAGTAAATTAGTAAGTGAGGGCTATCCGCAAAAACAAGCGATAGCCATTGCTTTGTCTAATTCAGGTAAACCAAAAAAGATGAAGAAAGGTGGCGTAGTACGGGGCGTATAGCTTTTAGCTTGGGGGCTTAAATGTTAGCAGAAATTGCCGCAGCAAATGCGGCTTTTGCGGTTATTAAAACCGCTATTCAAAATGGTAGGGAACTTGCTGACGTAGCTCATAAAGTCGGAGATTACGTTAACGCAACGGAAGACCTTAGACGGAAGGGCGAACAGAAGAAGAAAAATCCGTTTCATTCAGGTGACTTAGAGGAGTTCATGCATCTGGAGAAGCTGAAGCAGCAAGAAGAAGAGCTGAAGCAGCTTATGATATATGCGGGTAGGCCGGGACTTTGGATGGACTGGCAGAAATTTCAAGCTGAAGCGCGAGTAGCACGTCAGCGGGCGCGGGAACAGGCGGTGCAACGCCGTAAACAGATGTTTGAGTATATAGCAATAGGCGTTGGGGTGCTTATGGTAACAGGGGCTGCAACGGCGTTAATTCGATGGATAGTTTATTTAAAAGGGTTAAGCTAATGGTAACACCCGAAAGATTTTTTGCTTGGAAAATACTGCCCCGTTTTATGATGTTTACCATGACTTTCATGTATATTCGGGTCATTGAATGGTTTATTTCACTTCCCCCAGAGGCCATGACTTCACAGGCCACCGCCCTTACAGCCACAGTTACAGGCGCAATGACCGGTGCATTTGCCGTCTGGTTAGGACATGAAAAGTAAATGGAAAAGCAAATTATTACGGGCCTTATGGCTCTTATCATAGCTTTGGCTGGGTGGAACTTAAAGACTACCTATGACCTTTCGTTGGCAGTCAACGGTATGCAAGTTAGCCATGCTGATAAAGATGCCATTCAAGATATGAAGATGGCTATCCAAAGATTAGAATTAATACTTCTCAATGATGCGAGTGAAAAATGATACAAGCACTGATTGGTCCAGCTACCGAGCTTATTGGTAAGTTTGTAGAGGACAAAGACCAAAAAAATAAGTTGGCGCATGAAATCGCCACTATGGCAGAAAAACACGCTTTGGAAATGGCAAAAGGCCAAATGGCTATTAACGCAGAAGAAGCGAAGCACCGAAACATTTTTGTGGCCGGTTGGAGGCCATTTATTGGCTGGACGTGTGGCGTTGCGTTATTCGCGCATTTTATTTTATTTCCGTCAGCGGATGTAATTTGTGCCTATCTTGGGTATGACCCTGTTTCATACCCTGCTTTTGATATGGATAGCTTAATGACTATATTATTGGGTATGTTAGGCTTGGGCGGCATGAGGTCGTTCGAAAAGTATAAAGGTATTACAAAATAATGGACGTTAACTTTTTTAAAAGTTTAGATAAAGTTTTAGAGCACGAAGGGGGTTTTGTAGACCACCCTGAAGACCCCGGCGGGGCTACTAACAAGGGTATAACCCATAAAACTTATTCAGAGTTTTTGGAAAGACCACTTGAAGATGTTAGTGAACTCCAAAACATACCAGACGAGCACGTTGAGCTTATTTATAAGAAGCGTTATTGGGACAAGGTAAAGGGTGATGAGTTGCCTAGTGGCGTGGATTTTTGTGTGTTTGACTGGGCCGTGAACAGCGGGCCGGGCCGTGCGGCCAAAGCTTTGCAAGAAGCGGTAGGTGCAACACCGGATGGGGTTATAGGCCCGAAGACCATAGCTGCGGTTCAATTGAAGGGTCCTAAAGATACCATCGAAGCCGTCACTAAATCCCGGTTGGAATTTTATAGAAGTTTAAAAACTTTCAGCACATTTGGGCGAGGTTGGTTAAAAAGAGCAAAAGAAACTCGTGACTTTGCATTAGACATGGTATAAAAATATATCAGACTTAATGCGGAGGTATGTGAGTGGATGAAATTTATTTTACTGAGGCCGTTTTTCGGATTATCAAAGAGCGGCGTCAGGCTATTTACGACCTGTTGATTTACGACAACGTGAATAGCATGGAGCAGTATCGTGAGCTCATGGGGAACTTAAAAGCCCTAGATCACGTGGAACAGGAACTCAAGAGCCTGCTAGATAAACAGGAGCGAAGCAATGACTGAAGCGCAGAAACTTGATATTGAAGGTGCATCTGAGGGTGTCGCAAACCTAGCATCAGCATACAAAGATGTAACCGATAAAGTGTTAGACCCCGAAGCTATTGGGGGTTCTCTCTTAGAAAGAATGCCAGACCCGACGGGCTGGCGTCTGCTTATTCTTCCCTATCGTGGGAAGGGCAAAACCGATGGCGGCATATATTTGCCGGATAAGGTTGTGGAAGAGCAGACAGTTTCCACACAGGTTGGCTATGTCCTTAAAGTAGGGCCTCTTGCCTATAAAGACACTGAAAAGTTCCCGAATGGGGCGTGGTGTGAACAGGGTAACTGGGTGATGTTTGCCCGTTATGCTGGCTCTCGTTTTAAAATTGACGGGGGTGAGGTCAGAATTTTGAATGATGACGAAATTTTGGCTCGGATTATGGAACCTGAAGATATTTTGCATTTCTAGGAGAGAATAATGGCAGAAGAAAAGGACCAAATCGAATTTGATTTGGAGGATGGGCAAGAGGCCGAAGTTGAGGTCGAGGCTCAAGCGGAAGCGGAAGAGGCTGTAGAGGCCGCCGCTGACGATGATAATTTTGATAAAGCGGAAAATGCCACGCAGAAGCGTATTGACCGCTTAACAAAGAAAATGCGTGAAGCAGAGCGCCAGCGCGAAGAGGCGTTGCGGTATGCTCAAGGTGTTCAATCTGAAGCGCAACAGCTAAAGGCCCGGATGGATGCTTTGGACTCCAGCTATGTTAATGAATATAGCAACCGTGTCGAAACGCAAATGACCACTGCGGAGCAAGAACTGGCTCGTGCTATTGAAATGGGCGACACCAATGGCGTCATTGAAGCCCAGCGCAAAATCACGGGTTTAGCTATTGAAAACGACCGCGCAAAGCAGGCTAAAATTCAGCAAGAGCGGTATGCTCAACAGGCGCAGGCTCAAAAACAGCAGCAGGTTCAACAACCTATGCCGCAACAACAGCCGCGTAGGCCAGACCCTAAAGCAGAACAGTGGGCGCAAAGAAACGCTTGGTTTGGCGATGATGAAGCCATGACGTATGCGGCTTTTGGTATTCATAAAAAACTTATTGAGAACGAAGGGTTTGACCCGACGAGCGATGAGTATTATACTGAACTGGATAGACGTATGGGAGAAGAGTTCCCCCATAAGTTAAATAACGGTGGAAGCAGACGACCCGCTCAGACGGTTGCTTCAGTATCCCGCAATACCTCTGGGCGCAGTAGTGGGAAAAAGGTTAGACTCACCCCTAGCCAAGTCGCGATAGCGAAGAAATTGGGTGTGCCGCTTGAAGAATACGCGAAATACGTGAAGGAGTAAGAAAAAATGACTGAGCAGACCATTAATCGAGCTTCTCGCGCAACACAAACAAGGGAAAAGACGGCAAGACGTAAGCCGTGGGCTCCCCCATCAATGTTAGATGCACCTCCTGCACCGGATGGTTTTAAGCATCGTTGGATCCGGGCCGAAACCCGTGGTTTTGACGATACTAAAAACATCAGCGCAAAAATGCGCGAAGGTTGGGAACTGGTCCGTAAGGATGAGTATCCTGATTTTGAGGCCCCGGTAGTTGACTCAGGAAAATATGAAGGTGTGTTTGGGGTAGGTGGACTTATTCTAGCTCGGATACCGTTAGAAACAGTAGCAGAGCGGGCAGAGTATTTCTCACAGAGAAATTCTGACCAAATGCAGGCTGTGGACCACGATATGATGAGAGAGAACGCTCATTCAACTATGACGATCAGCAAGCCTGACCGTCAGTCTCGTGTAACTTTTGGCGGTCCACAAAAGTAAGGACCGTCCTGATTAGGAGAAAGAAAAATGGCAAATCAAGATACTGCCTTTGGTCTTCGCCCTATCGGACTTAATGGCGCGGGTGCTAATACCACTGGTGTAACTCAATATGAGATTGCATCAAACAACACTAACGCGATTTACCAGTATTCCCCAGTAATTCCTCTGGCGGCTGGTACTATCGACATTGTTGGTGCGGCAGATGGTGGCACAGTTCCTGCTCTTGGGGTCCTAATGGGCATTGAGTACGTAGATAGTTCTACAGGAAAGACTGTTTGGAAAAACTACTGGCCCGGTTCGGCCAGTGTAAGTGTTGATACAAACCACCCTGTAAAGGCGTTTGTAGCTGACAATCCAAACCAGTTGTTCATGGTAGCTGCTGATGATAGTTCAACCGACCGTGCAACTGCACTGTCAAACTTGTTCGCTAACGCATCTTTGGCAACCGCAACTTCTGGCTCAACGGCTAATGGCCGTTCAACCGCCGAACTTGACATTTCAACCGTAGCGACAACCGCAACATTGTTCATGCGCGTAGTTGGCCTAACTGGCGACGAAGCAAACTTGGACTATGATGCTGCTGGCGTGAACTACGTAGTTCGGTTTAATTTCCACCACAATGCGCCCTGCTCTAGCTCTGACTCTCAGACTACAGCAGCCAGCACTGGCATATAAGGAGGGGATAGACAATGGCTATTTCTCGCGCACAATTAGCGAAAGAGCTAGAGCCCGGCCTAAATGCTTTGTTCGGTCTTGAGTACAATCGCTACGAAAATGAACACGCTGAAATCTTCGATGAAGAAAGCTCAGATAGAGCCTTTGAAGAAGAGGTGATGCTTGGTGGCTTCTCAACAGCTCCTGTTAAAGGTGAAGGCACTGCCATCAACTTTGACGATGCTCAAGAGACATACACTGCACGGTACACACATGAAACAATCGCTCTGGCTTTCTCAATCACTGAAGAAGCTATCGAAGATAACCTGTATGACCGTCTGGCATCTCGTTACACCAAGGCTCTGGCTCGTTCAATGGCTCAGACAAAGCAGATTAAAGCTGCGTCTATTTTGAACAATGCGTTCACAGCCGGTGCTTCTGCAATTGGTGACGGCGCTGCACTTTGTTCAACTGCTCACCCATCACTGTCAGGTAACCAGCGTAACAAGCTGACTGTTGCCGCAGACCTGAACGAGACTTCTCTCGAACAGATGCTGATCGACATTGCTGGCTTGACAGATGAACGTGGTCTGAAGATTGCTGTTCGTGGCACAAAGTTGATTATCCCGAAAGAGTCGCAATTTATTGCGGAGCGGGTGCTTAACTCAAACCTACGTCCGGGCACAGCAGACAACGATGCAAACGCTATGAAGAACATGGGTATGCTTCCAGAAGGGGCGGTTGTAAACCACTTCTTGGTAGATACTGATGCGTTCTTCATTAAGACAGACGCTCCAAACGGTTTCAAATATTTCAACCGTGCGCCTATTAAGACCGCTATGGAAGGTGATTTTGACACCGGAAATATGCGCTTTAAGGCTCGTGAGCGCTACAGCTTCGGTGTTTCCGACTGGCGTTGTGTGTTCGGTACAGAGGGCGCATAAGCTTTTAAAAACTTCTTTACTAAGGGCGGCTTCCATGCCGCCCTTTTTTATTGTATAATTACTTATCCCTGACAGCCGCATGGGGCGGCTGACACTAGCCACGACAGGAGATTGACATGGCTCGTTCTACTTTTTCTGGTCCGGTAAAATCAGATGCGGGGTTTATTGCGCCCGTTGTATTAACCGCAGACCTCCCTTCAGCCTCTGGCGTTCCAGCCGGGACTATATACGTTATTAGCGATAACGGTGCCGCTGACGATGAATATTGCATTGTTGTTAGCGATGGGTCCGCTTGGGTAACTGCTGTGGGTGCGGCTCTTAGCTAATAGGAGGCACTTATGGCCGGTTCTGACGTAAAAGCAAAGCGTTTAGCTGCCACTGGCTCTGCCGGTGTCGGACCTGCGCGTATTCGTCAGATACAGGTTTTGACCACAACAGGTACTCCTCGTTTAACTATTACCGATGGTAATGGTGGCGAAACAGTGCTTGATTTGGACTTTCTTGCGTCTGACTCACACTCAGTAAACATTCCAGCGGAGGGCATACGGGTATCAGACATTTATGTGTCAACCTTTACTGCCTGCACCGCAGTGACTGTTTTCTACAACTAAACGGAGGCTCAAATGGCACGAGAAGTAAGCTCTATCACTCGCGTAGGGACTTCGGAGCCGTTTGAGCTTCAAATTGCCAGAGGCCAAATAACGTACCATTCTGTACGAAATATTTTTGGTTTTAATTCATCCATAGGAACTTCGTATAGAACGCCGTGGGAGCTTGCTAATACAAATGCGTTGCCGTTGATTAGCCCTGCGGCTCAGTTAGACGTAGCAAGTAGTGATGCGGGGGATACGACGCAGGTTGTTCG